TATTCCTGAGTAAAATCAGACACTTAAGCCGATCAGCAAGATCGGCTTTTTTGTGCCTGCGCAAAACCCGCGCAAAACTTGCGCAAAACTATCCGGTGATTTCACTGATATTTAGGTCAGGGATTGCCTCCGACCAGACGATCTCGGCGTGGTCCTTCTGGTAGTTCTTGGTCATGGTTTCGCTGGCGTGTCCGGCGATCTTCTGACCGTCCTTTCCGGCTTTCTGGTACAGGTGCAGCGACAGCGCTCGCACTTCATGGAAGCCTGGCATTTCCTCTTCCTTCCACCCCTTGTAACAACCCGCCACTTCCCGCGCCTCCTTGAAGGCTCGCGTCAAATATCGTTCTTCGACCTGAGTCCAGTGGTCCTTCGTCTGCGCCTGCTTCTGCTTTTTACGGTCTGGCCGGCGATGGATCAGGTAAGGGGAAACGATGTCATCCCGGCACCGGCTGATAACGGCCTGGAGTTCTTCGGTCACTTTGAACCGGATCCACGCTGCGTCACTGGCCTTGGCCGTCTTCTGCTGAACCACATACAAAAACCCTTCCCGAACACCGTCGAACCGCATATTCAAGATGTCCGTCCGGCGCTGCGCAGTAATGAGCGCGAGGTCGATTGCGTTCTGAAGCCAGAACGGTGACTTCTCCCGGATGGCTTTCAGGCCTTCGACGGTGTGTCGCTTGCGTTGCTTCTTCTCGATTCGATTGATGGTGCTGGCCGCCGGGTTGTCCGGGCACAGGCCTTTGGCCGCTGCGTGGTTGAAGATGTCGATCAGCAGCGCGCGGCACTGGTTGGCAGTGCGCGGCGTGAGGGCGTCCAGCATCTCCGCGATCATGCGGATCGTGATCTGGTCGACCGCTTTGCCTTCGAACTGTTTTCTGAAGCGGCGGAAGTGCACGGCGTACAGGCCCAAGGTTCCTTTTGCCAGTTCCCTCGGTGGCAGCACGTCGCGTTCGTATGCGTCCAGGAAGCCGGCGAACGATTCGGAAGTGCTGCCCATCACTGCGCCAATCAGGTCGGCGCCGCGCATGAACTCCAGATTCAACTGCTTCGCCGCATCGATCGCTTTGATTCGGTCCGAGCCGAACTGGAACCACTTACCGTCGGTAGGCCGGCGGTAGCGATAAGTCGAGCGCCGCGAATCGAAGTACAGGTTCTGCGGGAGGCTCTTGTTCGCCTTGTTGCGCGGCCGTGGGACCATCATGCAGCTCCTTTCAATACCATCGCGACCAGGTCATTGCCGTCTGACCTGCTGAACGCCGTCCAATCAACGTACCAGAGTTTGCCGATTTGCTCGCCTGGCACCTGGCCATTTCGGATGTAGTTGCGGATTGCTTGAGGGCACGGAGGCGTGCCGTTCTCGCCCCAGCGCCGGCGCTGGAACTCACTGATCTTGATCAGCTCTTTTTTCATTGGTGATGCTCCATGCCGCGCGTGGCGGCAGAAGGTGGTGATCAGTTGGTCGGCGTGGCCGTGAAGTCTTGGCCGAGTTTCCACGCGATGTAGCAGCGGGTCAGCGCAGCAGAAGGCGCACCCGTAAATCCGACGTGCCCAAATCCCTGGGCCTCGAACTGCGCGCCGTGCCCGAACAGAGTCAAGATTCCTGCCTGCGTCATCTCCTGAATCAAAATCGCTGAGTCGCCGAGGTTCGAGTCGGGTCGGAAAGGGAAGGGTTCACCGCCGGGGCCTGTATCGCGGTAAAGGCATGGGCCGGAAGCGTACAGTTTGATTCCCTTCCTTTCTTCGATGCCCTGGGCTCGGGCAGCCCACAGAGCCAGGTCGGCGTCTTCCAAGTCTTGGATGGATACTTTTTCGCGCATACGAATTCCTCGCCCGCCGTACACCGGCAGGCTGTTGAGTTGTCAATTTAGGGTTTACAACTGGATGAGTTCGGCGGGGACTTTCACCGTGGCGCCGTGCTTGGCGAAGACCACGGCGCGGAACACCGCGATGGTTCGGGTTTCGCCGGGCTGGCGGTTGAACGGGTCGTTTGTGAGGTCGGCCAGCCATGGGTGCCGGTGACCAACATCGACCCACACGCCGTACTTCGTGATCAGTTGCTCGGCGTCGGTCACGGCGAAGAGATCCAGTTGGCCCGCCACGGGCTGATCACCCTCGATCTCCTTGATTGCCCAGTCCAGCGCCGGGCCGGCCAGTTCCTTGGTGTGGACGCTGACCATGAGGTTCATCGCGGGCGCCCCTTGGCTCGCTCGACCAGTTCACAGTCGGCCGCCAGCTTCAGCAGATTTCGGGTGGTCGGTCTGAAGCTTCCTGTGTCTGGATATCCCTCGGACTGGTGACCATCTGGATGCGCTTCGAATGGTCCGTGCCAACTCCAATTCATTTTCCAATCAGCCCACACCGTGTAGGCGTCCATGCCGTCACCCCAGTAGTCGGTGCCACCGCCAACGCTCAGACAGTGCCTGACGCTTGATCGCTGGTCGTATGCCAGTTCAGACAGTTCATCGTCGCGCCATGCCTTTCCATACAGTGCGGGGTGGAGTTGAACGAGGCGCTGGCTGAGTTTCTTCTCGATTCGAGCTTTCATCACCGCGGCCCCTTGTAGCAGTACACGTAGGCGAACCAGGCGAGGGCGATCATGGAGTCACCTTCTTTGCGGCGCGCTGCGCTTCGTTGAATTTCAGCACCTCTTCCATGCCGGTGTTGACCGCAACAATCTCCCGATCGAAGTAGGCCTGGGCGTCGATCTCGCCCACCGGCGGGAGCTGGCCCGGCCCAACCAGTGAGTTGTAAATCCACTCCATGGCTGCGGCAGGGCCTTTCCCGTGCTCCTCCTCGATGAGCGCCGAACGCATGGCCAAGATGTAGCGGCCGAACATCAAATCCATTTCCTTGATCATGATGCGGCGTGTTTCGCTTTCGGCGATCAGTGCCAGCACTGCGGCAGGGTTGGCGGCGGCAATGAATGCCGCGTTCTCCAAGTTATCCGGCCCCTGGCAATCGACAATCACAAAGCCACTGTTCAGCTGGTCGCTTTCTGCCGACATGACCTGTCGCTCGCCATCGGTGCACCACTTACCTTTTGTGGCAGCCTCGGCCAGTTGTTTCAGTTTTGAATGGGCACTCATGAGATCACCGCCTTTATGGTCAGGGCCAATGGAAGCCAGAAGAAGAGGGTGCAGCCGAGTACGCACTTCGTGATCATTGCGCCGCCCTCGCTGCGGTGACCTCATCGATAAGCGACTGCGGAAGGCGGGCGGCGAACTCGCCTTCCGACCACGACAGCGGTTGAGATTGGCGGATCATCTCGTTCAGCAGATCGAATGCCGCAAGCAGTTGGTCGTCGCGGATCTCGCCATCTTCCGGAAGGTCGTCGATGAAATGGTCTTCAGGGTCGATTTCGCGGGGATAGTTCGGCTCGCAGATGCAGAGCTGCACGTCAGCCAGTTCGATATCGCTGTCGATCAGGTAATCGCGCAGACTGTCTTCATCGAAGAAGTACCGGTCGCCGTCGAAGATGACCAGGGGCTCGCCGGCCCATTCCTTGACTGGCATGGCTGCGAATTTCGCTTGGCGGCTTTCTTCGTAGCACTCACGGCAGTAGCTTCGGACCTCGTAGATGGCGTGTTCTGGATTCTTCTCACAGCGACGATGGGTGGCGCCGCACCAGCGGGCCATGTGTTCATCGTTACCCCAGAAGCGGCCATCGGCGGCGACCCAGCCAGTCAAGGTCTGAATGCTGGCGGCTTCCGGAGATTCGTACATCACGACTTTTTCTTCAGGCATGACTTCGTCCTTGCCGCTATAGCGGCTGACTTTGAAGGGGGAGGGAGTGGCCTTTTGCCTCAATAGTGCAATCGACCGGGATAGTTGAAACTGATAGTTCTGCTCAAGGCAGCCCACAGGAGAGGGTCATGTCACACAGTCTGGATAGGCCTATCACACATGAATACCGCGGGCACCAGCTGTTCGTGAAATTCGACTGGGACAGGCCCAACGACGAAACGCCGGTTGCAGCACATGTAGTTGAGAGCAGTGAAATTCCTGGATTCGCCAACACGGTCGCCGATCTATCTGGACCATGGCCGGATTATCAGGCTGCGCTCGCCGAGGCGGTGGCCACCGCTGAGCGCTGGATCGACAGTCAGCTGCCTTGATTTAAATTTGGCACCTTGCCGAGGTGGTCTTCGATGAACTGCTCGGTGAAGGGCTGCTGCCGATCCGGGTCGACTTGCGGATATCCCGGGAAGGCAACCGACACCCGTTGAGCGGTCAGCTCATCAACCCGCTGATCCGCTGCGTTCAGGCGCTGCTGCAGTTCGTTGATCTTCAGCTGCTGAGTGTTCCAGGCCAGGGCGGCGTTATCGCATTCATGCGGGTCGACCTGATCGCAGTGGGGGCAGCGTGCGTCTTCGTGGTCACCGGTGTCGGCGATCTGCTCGCCGCCCAGACAGTGGAAGCTTGGGTATACCTCGCCGCACCCCTGGCACTCGACCACGAACGGTCCGCCGGTGTTGTCGTGCGTGACCAGGCCCAAGGCTTTGCGCTGTGGCAGGTTGTTACAATGCGCTTCGCTCATCCTGCAATCTCCATCGATACCAGATCATGGGCATTGACAACCGGCATGCCGAGCTCGCGGGCGATGTGCACTTCGAGCCGTGCGCCTTTCGAGTTCTCCCAGCCGGGCAGCATCGCCATCTGACCGCACAGTCCTAGCCGTGTAAGGTCGTAGGCCATGTAGTCCGCCCAGTCCGCACCCTCAACGACGCCGTGCTCTGCCGGGTTCTCCACCGTGTAGCCTTGAGCGCGCAGCTCGGCGGCCATTTTGTTGAAGGCGGGGAAGTTGAAGTCCTCGAAGCCGGTCATGGGTCCTGCCAGGTACAGGCGTTTGGCGCGGTCGGCCTGAAGCGTTACGCCTGACCCTGCTGGCGCTGGCGCGAGGTCGTGCCAGGTGTCGACCTCGAACTCTGCGGGGCGAAGGCCAAGGTGCCTGCCGTCGGGCATCACTGCTGCGACGGCGCCGTGGCTGTTCGTCCAAACCGGATACGATTGTCCGACCGTGGCTACAGGCATATCGCCCTTGATGTAAGCGAGGCCGATGCCCGGCATGGGGTCAGGTGTGACGGTCTTCAGCATCCGGACTGTGCGCGGCACTCGCGCGCCAAACGGATAGATGTTGCTGCGCTTGTGCAGGGCTGGACAGTCGATACGGTTTTCTGTGGGCATGGGGGATACCTCAACGATATAGTTGTGTTTTGAAGTGGGGCGCCGAAATGAGCAAATGCAGGCTGTGTGAAGAGCCATCAACCTTGATAGACAGTCACTTGATACCGAAGTCTGCATACAAAGCGTCGAAGAGTTTCGTCTTGGGTGGTAGGCCTGAGCTTGTAACAGTAAAAACAGTAGAGGGGAGTGCTGCGTATTCAGATGTTCAAGTGACTAAAAAGTTACTTTGTTCTAAGTGTGAAGACCTATTTTCTAAGAACGGCGAAAAAATAATCGGAAGATTTTGGGCTACCGCTTCGAGCTTCCCGCTACTAGATGTTCTGAGTTCCGCTGAGCCGCTCGCTGTCGGGCCAGAATTTTCGGTCTACGACACGTCTATCATTGATAAAAAAAGCCTTGATGCTCTATTTTATTTTGCAGCTAGCATTTTTTGGAGAGCTAATGTGTGGGATTGGGGGCGCGAGCGTGATCACTACGTTGGCGCTCTGGGTGCCAGGTATGAAGAGGCTTTCAGGAAATTTCTTCTATGCGGTGAATTTCTTGAAAATGTCTATATGATCATATCGGTTAATACTTCCGGAAATATGAATGGTCTGCTAACGTTTCCTGCTGCTAACAAAATGCAGGGCGGGAAATTTCATGTTTTCGATATTTTAGGCATTAAATTTACTGCCTTTGTAGGAGGGCATATACATCCGGATATTCTCAAGCCGTTTGTTGCATCCGGCTCGAATGTTATTCTGATAAGTGCGCCTCTTGAAGAGTCTCGAGATTTTTCAGAGTTGGCAAAAGCGCTCCAAACAAAAGTTACTGCACGCGGGCGCCTCCTTAAAGAAAGCCTCCCACAATGATTGTGTTCTAGTTAGCCGAAACCGAAAAGTTCAAGTTGATCGCTTTCGACCGCCGCCCCAACCATTTTCTTTATTTCATGTTCAATACGCGCCCGGGCGATTGACGCGTACTGCTCGTCGATTTCGCAGCCGATGAATTGGAAACCCTCGCGCATTGCGGCCTTCCCGGTGCTACCGCTGCCCATGAATGGATCGAGCGCCACGCCGCCGGCCGGTGTCACCAGGCGCAGCAGGTACGCCATCAGGTCAGTCGGCTTCACGGTCGGGTGAGTGTTCCCCGTCGTCTCGGTGTTCTCGACCTTGCGCAGGGTCGTGCCGCGAGTGAACTGCGGGCCGGGGTTGGTCAGGCCTTCGTGCCGATCGGTGCGACTGGTCTTGGCGCAGTAGAAGAACCGGGCTGCGCTGCCGCTGTCGCCGTGGAAAGCGCCCTCGACCCGATCGCGGTGACCGGTGATGAGCCCAGCACTTGCGGCACTCGCCTCTGTGCCGCGAACTCGCGATGCGGCGCCGGCCTCGGCAGGGAACATCGCCACTACCCCAGGGCTTCCATCGTGGATAAGGTTCGCCGGCCAGCGGCCAGCCTTAAGCGTGCCGGTATACTGCGCGTCCTGTTTCCAAGCGCCGGTGTCGTTTACAACGTGGCCGGGCGCCATTCGCTTCTGGGTGTACTCGGTGGCCTGCGCATCGGCTGCGTGAATCCGGCAGGCGTCAATGTTCAAGGCCCCGGTGCCGTGCGTGACGACATTGGCCGCAACAGTGCCGGGGAACGGCTTGCGGGCCATGCAGATGGGTTCGTGCGCTGGCTTCAGCGCGGTGCCCCATCCTTCATGCTCGCCCTTGAGGTTATGCGACTTCGGGAAGCCAGAGCCGAAAACCCACATGATCTGGTCGCGGATTTCGAACCCTGCCATTTCAATGCCGACGGCCATGTGGTGGTAGGTCCGGGCTGCGGCGAACGACAGCAGGTGACCGCCTGGCTTGAGCACGCGCAGACACTCTGTGGCCCATTCAAGCGTGAAAGCTTGAAAGGCCCTCATACCATCGGGCGTCAGGTCGTATTTGCCAGCCTCAGCCGCGATCGAGCGGTGACCGCCATTTGGACCACAGGCAGAGGCGTGCGAAGGCATGCTGGCTCGGTAGGCGGCGCGGTCTTCGATATCCTTGCCATCCCAGCTTTTGCCCATGAAGCGGATCCCGTAGGGTGGATCCGTCACCACGCTGTCGATGCTGTTGTCTGGCAGCGTCCGCATCATCTCAATGCAGTCGCCGACCAGGATCTGGTGAGAAGTTGGCATAGGGGATCCTCGCCGGCTGGCGTGATTCGTAGAAGTGGGGTATTTGTGTTCGGCCCGGCATGGAGCCGGATCAGGCGGTGATGCGCTCGCCGATCACGGTGGTGGTGAACTGCACGGTGTACTCGGTCACCAAATGAAATTCGCCGCCGCAGGTGTCGCAGGACATGTTCTTGTCGCCGTAATCTTCCGACTCGATGTGGATCACGGTTGCGCAGTGAGGGCACTTGCATTCGTCTTGGGCGCGATAATCCCACTCGTCGTAATCGAGCTCTGCTACCTTGGCCAGCGCCTCGGCCTTCGCAGCTGCGTCTTCGGCGTCCTGACAGGGTATGCAGGTGAAACCGTCAGGGTGGCCCCATGGTGTTTCCGTGAGCTTAGAACGGTGAGTGCCGCACAGACGGCAAACGTTGTGCTTGTCGCACACTGTGTAACTGTACTTCTCACCGGTTCCGTTGCACTTGGCGCAGCCAGACACCCAATACCAAGCTCCATCGATACGCTCGGCGTACAAGCCGTTTTCCGGCGGCCGCAAGCTGACTTCTGGCAGGTCAGTGGTAGTACGGTGAAATCGGTGATGATCCGCACCGTTCCACACGTTGAGGCTGCCGTTACGCTGGCGCTGGGTCCACTCACCAGGGATCTCCGGGATCAGGATCTTCGTGTTCTTGTCCATGGATTATCTCCAGTCAGGCGCCGCCCTCCGTGACCGGTGGTGGCAATTTGGTTTTGGTTGGGCTGGCTAGTTCCGGCACGCTGTGCCTTACTTCAGGCTCACTGACGAGTCACGGAGCGGCCATGAAAATCACAATTGATAAATCGGGCATGAAGCAGCTGGAAAAAAACTATGCAGAATTGGCGGCAACTACCGAGGTAAGACTGGTTGACAAGATGCCCCCTGCATTCGTGTCGGCGCATAGCTCTTTCGCTGATCTAGACGCTCTGTTTAAGGGCTCTGGATTCAAGATCGATACTCTGGACGACTTCGCTGCAATACCCGATGCGGAATGGGACGCCTTCATCCGGTCAAGCACTGATTTCGAAAGCTGGGAAGAAATGCAGGTGGTTGCAAACCGAGAATATGTTACGGCGAAGCTGAACAAGGGCATTAAGAAAAGATAAAAGCCGCCATCGAGAGCGTTTACGCTTCAACACCGGTCGCGGCGAACTCTTCAAGCTGCCGCGACCACTTTTCATTAACAACGATTGCCGGTCGCGACATGCTGGCGAAGCGTTCCGATTCGGCGGCGGACGCGGCGGCCAGATTGATGATCAGCGTCGATACCGTCTCCTGCCATTCTTCGAAATCGTGGCGCTCGCCGAGGATTTGGAGCGCATCATCAAGCGCCTTCGAAACAATCAGCGATCGCTTCTCGGCGCCGATCCGCTCGAGCAACGCCTTCTCCTTGGCGCGCTTGTCCTTCTGCAATTGCGCGTTGCTCTTTGCCATGGCCTACCTCTTCAATTCCGCTGGCCGGCAAGTCCAGCCAGGTCTGTCGTTTGCGTTGTTGGGGTCTTCGTTTCATCGAAATGCAGGCTTCAGCTTCGGGAAGTCGATCTCGTTGTCCCGAAGGATCCGGTCGAGCATGTTGTAACTGATCGCCAGAGACTTGCAGCACTGGCTTCGGTTCATGCCGCCGGCGATGCATTTCTTGATCTCGGCGACCAATCGCGCCTCCACATCCGGCGGCGCCTTGTTCGGCGCCGTTCCGATTTTCTGCCGAACTTGAAACTTGATGGCGTGCTTGCAGGCGATCGCCTTCAGCGTGGCCAGAGCGATTCCTTCCCGCTCGCAGATTTCGTTCCGGGTTAGCGTCTTGGCCATTTCGCGGATTCGCGCAACCCGCTGGGTTGTTTCGTCTCTCACTTTTGGTCGCTGGAAGGTTGGCGGGTGCTTCCGATCGGATGTGCTGGTGAACTTGATCGGGGCAGGTTTTGGCACATCAATCCTTCCGCCGGCCGCCAGGAACCGGGCGATTTGCTCGGAGAGCTCGTTGGCGTCATGGCGCCGTTGTTCGACGTCGTTGAGGTGGTTGCTGATCATAATTCACCGTCAGCGCGAAAGCGCTTTGCGAACGAATGGGTCAAGGTCAGGCTGATTCAAGAGCCATTTCCGGTAGTCGCTCGGCAGGTCAGCAAAGGCGGTGCCTTTGTGTTTGCCGAAGCCGATGATCGTAGGGACGCGGGCATCCTCGGAGATTTGCCAAAGCTCTTCCCAGTCGCTGACCGGCCGTCCGAGCTCAACTGCGAGTTGATCAAGGATCTTCACCAGAAGCAGTCGACAGTTCTTCACGTCATCGAGCGCTGCGTGGGCATTGCGGAGAAGGCCGGTCGCTTCAGCGCGATAGTGCAGGTAGATCATTGCTGACTGCGTGTGGCTGCCCGCGTTTGGCCACAGCTTCGAACTCAGGGCTTGGGTGCAGATGCGTTTCACATCTGGCTCGCCGATCACACGCCAGTCGTAATCGACGTTGTGCCCGATCAGGTAGACGACTTCCTCAGGCAAAACAAAATCCGTGTGAGGGGGGCAATCAGCCACTTCCTCGTCGAGAATGTGGCTGGTAGCAAGCGCGCTCAGCTCAATCGGCTTGCCCGGCTTGTAGCGTTGCAGGAAAGAGTCGGTTACAGCGAGACTGCTGACGCCACTGAGTTTCAGCCAGGCAGCCTCTACCAGGTGAGGTTCGTTCAAGCCGGTCGTTTCGCTGTCGAAGATGTATGCGGTCATGCTGATTGCCTTTGTGGGGAGAGTTCGTTTTTGCGTTTGTCTTTGGCTGTCACGACCTGTTGAACGAGGTCGTCGAAGCCAACAGCAATCGCTTTCGCAGCGTTGAACGCGGATTGAAGTGAGGCCATATCCTTGGCTGACGCGATATCAGCCAGCGCGTCCACTAACAGCTCCTTGGCGCGCTCCTCAGGGCTGACACCCGAGTTCAGCCACGCCAGCAACCGCCGGCCTGTTTCTTCAGTGATCAGCTCGGGCTCTTCGAACAGCTTCGTCCGGTCTTTGCTCGCCATGGCGGTGTGCCCGTCGTGGGTCAGGTCCAGCACCACGGTGAACTCGTAATCGGTACCGTCGCGCTGTTCGGACTTCATGCCCAGCTTGAGGATCTTTTTTCCTTCACCCTGGACCGTTTCCGTTTTGCTCCGCATCGTGCAAATGATGTGCAGCGAGCTGGTGAGAATCTTGTCGGTCAGCCGGCGGTGACGCGGCGTTGTCTCGTTCCACGCGGCCCAGGTGTTGCCCTTGAATTTCTGGTGGGCAAGCTTTTCGTTCGCCTCAAGGCATCCACCGGAACCTGTCCACTCATGCGAATAGCTGTCGATGATCAGCACGTTGTAGCCGGCCTGTTCGGCGGCCGTGATGGCTTCGACGTACCGCTCCGGCGAGTAGGGTGCATTCAGCTCCAGGGTGTCGAAGTCCGCGATATCCGCGTACAGCGATGCGCTGCCATGCTCGGTGTCGATCACCGCGATCCGCCCGCCCAGGCCTTGGGCCAGCAGCAATGCGGAAAATGTTTTGCCAGATCCAGATGGCCCAGCAAGTGCCAGCCGTAGCTTGGCCTGCTTGCGTTCGGCTTTCTTGAACATCGGAGTGTCCTCAGATTGGTTGGTTGTCCCACTGCTGTTCGATGCGGCGGGCTTCGTCTTCGTACTCTTTGCGCTGCTCGCCACTGAACTGCTCGGGCGAGAAGGCGCCGACCGTCATCCAGTCGTACTGGGCGGCCAACTTCGGGGAGGTGTGCATGGATGGCCTACTGTGTGATGCGGTCGGCGAGGGCGCTGAGCAACATCAAAAAAGTGAAAACGCCAATGGCGGAGAACGAACCGCGCCGTATCAGAATGCGGCGGGCCAGCTGCCGGGATGTCACCGGAACACCCGGTAGGTGGTCGACTGCGGAGGCTGGCAGGTGCTGGAAGAGTCACGCGCCACGTTGTAGCCGGCCATGATCAGCAGCAGGCCGCCGGCGAGAACCCAGAACATGATTTTCATCAGGAGAACCTCGCGATAAGCATTCCCCGGCGCGTCCGGATCGTGATGCGGGTTGGCAGATCAGCGACCAGAAAAAAGCCCTGACGCTGCAGGGCTTCGGTCATTGCTTTGGCGTTACGGGCGATGATGGTCATGCGGCAACTCCCTGCTTAAGTTTTGCGTTGAACGAGGCGTAGATCTGGTCGATGCGCGCCCGGTAATGCCGATGTTCTTCGTCGTCGATAGCACGAAGCATGTAGGCCAGGGTGATGCAGGACGTCGCGGCCGCGCTGGCGTTGGGCTTTCCGAGGTCGTGGATCATGTTTTCGATCTCGCCCTCAATCCAGGTGATGGCCGTTCGGTGATCACGCTGCTGGACGTTCATTTCAACCCCCAGAACTCGCCGTACGCGACGACAGCGGCGGCAACACGCTTGGCTCGAGCCTGCAGTTCGAGCTTTTCTCGCTCATCCCGCGCGGCCTGCAACTGCGTGCGCTTTAGCGCAGCTGCCTCGTAGTCGTGGAAGTCATCAGCCTTCTTCGCCTTTGGGCGCCCCCAATCGTCGTAGCGCCTGTCCCACTCTCGGGCTTGCGCACTGTCTGCATAGCTGGTTGCCATGATCGCCTCCGTGATGGCGGGGTGTTGATCCAACAAAACTCGGATGCACTCATCCGCTCCGCTGGTTGCCGTTGGGCGCGGAGGGGAGTGCATTCGGGATTTGTCGGGGAAGTGAAAAGGCCCAACTGGACAGGAAGGCCTTTTCGAACTGATGCATTCAGAGTCAGAATTTGGTGCGGGGCGGCACGCGCCAGAACGGGTGCCGACCCTCAGTACATCGCCAGCGCTCGCGGTGAAAGCGCAGTGGATCGGATGGCAGGCCGGCAGAGAGAGGCGGTTCTGGCCGCACATGGCTGAGCGCTGCGCCGATCAGGATGATCTGGAGCATGGTGTTCTCCGGGGTCGTAGTGATGAAGAAGCCCGGGTGCTAACCGGCTGTGACGATCTTCCGCATCGGGGTGTGATCTGCCCGGGAATCGAACCCGGAAGACTTACGCGTTCGGCTACCGGGCGCCCGTCGCCTTACGCTGCGTATCTGTGCCGATACCGGCCTTCTTACCGTCGAACCGATCCACAGATCACACCCCGATGCGCTCTCATAGAGAGGATCTGGCAGTTAACGACAGGCTGTCGTGGCGCTGGCTGTTATTGCAAATTTGTCGAGTTCAGCCATGTATCCGAGGTCGTTCAGGTCGACGCTATTTGTCGACATCCCGTGGTCGATGATCAGTCGCAAACATTCACGGCTTCCATTCTCCAGAGTCAGGCGGTCGTGCTTGCCAAGACCCTCAAATTCACCGATTTCGAAGCCTTCAAGGCGCTTCTCGTGGTGCAGGCGGTCGTAATAACGCTGTCTTTCATGGAGGGTCATTTTTGGTCTCCGGTTGATTTCCCGTCTGGCCCTGTCGCCAAGGCCAGCCAGTGAAAATCGCTCAGTACGGTTTTTCGACCTTTCCCTGGTCTTGCAGGCTTTTGATTTTGAAAAGGTCGTTCAGCATGTGGTCCATTTGATTGGCAAGCTGATTGCGCAAGCCGTCTTTCAGGGCGCCGGTTACGTTCGCCACGCTTTGCTGCATTTGCTTGCTGAAGTCTTCGGCGCAGATCTTGGTCATAAGCCACTGAGCCCGCGTAACAGCGTTGTAGTCACTGGTAGCAGGCTTGCCGTCACCGGGATTCACCTTGGCGTTCCAGTAGGAAGTGACCGTTCTCTCCAGCTCTTTGCGCAGAGTGGTGGAAGGGCCTTCCTGATCGCCCCACTGATTCACCCGGCGATATTCACGCTCGAACGAACCGTTGATGGTTTCGTCGATCGCCTTCTGGATCTGCGACGTCACGCGCTCGTCGAAGATTTTGTCGATGCGCTTTTTCACCTCTTTCGCGACCAGCCCGGAGAGGTCTTCGTCTTCTCGCAGCAACTGGTCGGCGACATTTGCCACGATGGATTTTTTCAGTTCGTCTTCGTTGATGTTGAGCATGGTCATTGCCTCGGTTGTTTTCCCAATGCACCCGACCAATCAGCAGCTGGGTGCATCAGTGAAAAATTCCGTGTTGCTCTCCGCCCCATGCTCGGCGCCTCGGTTTCCCCACCTGGCCGGCGTCACACATTTCGTGTTCGGTGTTCTTCGCCGGCTGGCTTGCATGGTTTGGCGTCCTCCCATATGGGGAGTCCGGCAGGTTCCAGAGCCTGCATGGGGATCGAAGTTTGTGTTTCGCGCTATGCCCGTTTCCGGGGATCGATCCGCGAAGATTCCTGACTGTTAAAGAGCGGCGGGTCTGTTGAGGCCCTGTCCAAGTGCAAGTGGACTTGCATTCATAAAAGCATGCTGGTGTTTTGAATGCAAGCAAACTTGTATTTATTTTTAATACTGTATGTGTATCCAGTGGTTAGGAGTTGGGTATGAGTAACCAAGAAAAGAGCCGGTCGCAGAAGGATCGACAAGTGTTAACCGGCCTGGAGCGGCTATCGCTTAGGGTGTCGTCGATGATCAATCACCCGGTCGCGCAGATTCAGCGATGGGTGACGATCCACCGGCTGGACACGGATGGCGAAAGGGAGTGGGAGGAGGTGATGGGATTGCTGTCCGAGACGGAGTGCATAGACATGACGTTCAACGACGATGAGTCGGTGACATTGAGGTGGGAGGCGATCGCAAACGAAGAACCGCCTAGTAGGGCGGTAGAGTCAGAAGAAGAGCCGGCGCCTTTCTGACGGTCGAAAAAAAGCCCGGCTTTGGCCGGGCTGTTCATATTCTCCGATATAAGAACCTAGTGTTGCTCAGTCTTTTTCTCTGGCTTTCACCAGCTCTGGAGGATCTCGACGCTCGACTCCAATAACCACAGCGCTCTTGATATTATCGTCCAATACCTTCGCATTGATGTTCAGATACACCGTGGTTCGCTCCCACTCGGCGTACTGCAATATTTCTTTCTTTTCAGCGTCCAGGGTGATGTCTTCGACTAGCGCCTCAAACTCGAGACTACCCCGATGCTTACGAATCTTGACCTTAAAGGCTTCCGGGTCGGAAGAGTCAACCCTAACAACGCGATAGAACCCATCAAGGCGCCGCTCGGAAGCTTTCCGGCGGGCATTTACCACCAGTTCCTGCGCCTCTTCGCCTGTTGTAGTAATTCCAGAAACCGTTGCTTCGTCAGCTGTCGAAAAACCTTTCAGCATCTCCGTCTTTGAGTCATAGGCTTGGCGAGATACCTCTTCCAGTTTCGGTTCGCGCACTAGCAGCTTGGTCATAAGCTCCATGCGCCTGGTCTCTTCTTTGGACGATTGCCGCATAGTTTCGAGGATATTGCGCTGCTCCTCAGTTTTTGCCTCTCCCAGCCGCACCTCTTTGCGGTAATCGAGGTAGGCGCCATAAGAGGCTTTCCCGACCCATAGGACTCCAAGACCTATAACGGTGATAGCTATCAGCTCTGGTGACATGGTTTCGGCGGCCTTCTCTGCAAATTTCTCCAAAACACCCTGGAAGTCGATTTCAAAAATCGAAGAACCTTCTTCTACCTTGACAAGGATCTCGAGCTCTTCACGCTCATCGCTCGAAAGCTTCCGGGTGTCGTCAGTATCGTACTGCGCTATGGCATACGATTTATAGACGAGATTCTGAAGTTCAAGGAAGGACTTCATGACAGGAGGTGTAATGCTTGCGTCGAACTTTTCGCCGACGAGTCTGATTTCCAGTTTGGGCCATCCGGAAAGCTTGACGCCCCCTTTGAAGCCTCCGTCCTCAAGGTACGCTTGAATGGCCGCAAAAGCATCGGCTTCGTTTCTGATCGTTAAGTTCTGCGCCACAGCATGTCCCTATGAGTGTTTGCGGCTGCTGCCGCTTTGAAGGCATGGCCTCTATGGGCCTTTGGTTACCAGTGTGCGCGCAGCACCTAAATCACGCACGAATTCTCACGTTCAGCGTTGAAGCCAGAAGCTAGAACTACACCAGGTGAGCATTCCAAACCAGCAGCACACGTGCCTGAATGAATGTCTCATCTGCCCGAATGGTTTGCGGTGGATGCCGATCGTTGTCGGATATCATCCTGATCTGTTCATCGCCCAGCCACTGCAGGCGCTTGATGTACAGATGTCCTTCCCAAGAAAACATATAGATCCCATCCCCAACAAACTCCCGGATGCTGATGTCGACCAGCAGCGGATCGCGATGCTTGATCGTTGGTGCCATCGACTGGCCCCAGCCGGTCACCATCTTCAGATGGAAATGCTCTTTGAACTCGACGCCCATTTCGCGAAGATGCTGGGGGCTTACTCGGACATCCTGCAGCATCTCCGGATAGTCATGCGGGATCTGGCCCCCACCCATTGCTGCGCGGACGTCATAGTGCGCGATCCACACTTCGTCACCGACGGCGCCCGGACGGTAATAGTCGACCTCAGCCGAATCCCCGAGCACTACGTGCTGGGCTGCATCCTTCACCGCATCAGCAATTTTCGCCCGAGCTTCTTCGCTTAGGTTTTTCCCGTGCTTGGCCAGCATCGCGCTTACCAGGTCAGCGGATGATTTTACCTCGGCAACTTCTGGAGCCTGGGTGCCATTCTTGCGCCGAGGCGGCTCGCCTTTTCCTGACAAAAGCCAGTCGACCGTAGTGTCATAGCCGTCGGCAAGCGCGATCAGGTTCTCGTTCTTGATGTTCTCGGTATCGCCGGCGAACCACTGCCGCACAGCCTCATAACTGATGCCGCAGGTCGTCGCGATGTCTCGCTTCACACTCCGCACGCCAATGTCCGGCTTTCGGGCAAGAACAAGTTTTGTGATTCGTTCAGTCGTTTTCATGGCTGCAATCTACAAGAGTGCTTGTCAAGCATGCTTGTTTTGAATACACAAGCATGCTTGAATATGAGCATGAGCAAAGGAGGTCGGTATGACCAAGTCGCAAGCAATCAAGCATTTCGGCTCCATCTCCGCCCTGGCCAAGGCCCTCAGCGTTACCTATGAGGCAGTCCGTCAGTGGGAGGTGGTGCCCGAGTTGCGCCAATACCAGATCGAGCGAATCACCAAGGGCGCCTTGAAAGCCAGCCAGCAAGACGCTGCTGCGTAGTCATACCGCCGGTTCGATAGACGTTTTTCCATTTCTGAAGCCAGGAGCATCGAAGCATGTACATGGACCCCAATCAAAAGCGCGCCATCCCGGTGAAGGTTCGATTCGAACCAGTGCTTGATCGGATTCTGCGTAAGGCCGCGACCAAAACACGTATGCAGCACGCCACCTACCTCTACGAAATCATCGAGTGGGCAGTGGCCAATGGCGTGATCGAGGAACTCATGCAGGACAAACAAGAAGATATCGCGGGCTGAAGCCCCTTTGGAGGGCCAAATGACCGTTGAACTCGGGAAGTTGCCGCCTCATACGCGGCAGAAGGTAGAGGAGTTGATGCGCGCCAACGGTTGGGGTTTCAGCAGGGCGATGAACGAAATGTTCGAAGCGGCTGTGGCCGGCGGTGCGCTTTCAGTAGTCGGGCGAAGGAAGGCCACGGTGCTGAAGCTGGTGGCCCCAAAAAGGGCCTCAGGCAGGGACTCTTAAGGGTAATCCAGAGGGCCTCTGCCAAATTCGGGACGAAAAAAAGCCGGGATTGCAGCCCGGCTCTCTTAAAACGCGTTGTGGAGCAAATCATGCACCAATCAATCCAAACGATCAATACCCCGGCCAGTGTCGCGACACAATTTGGCAACGGTGAAAACGTGTCGCGCAAAACTACCACGATGTCATCGCGAGAAATCGCCGAGCTAACCGGGAAGCGTCACCCAGACGTAAAGCGTGACATACAGGCCATGGCCTCCGAGCTTGAAGAAGATGTGAGCGATTTTGCTCGCATCTATTTGGACAGCATGAATCGTGAGCAGACCGAATACTTGCTCGACAAAGAGCTGACTGAGACGCTGTTGACTGGGTACAGCGCCAAGATGAGAAGGGCGGTCGTCCGCCGCTGGACCGAACTGGAAGAGCAGGTCCGCCCCAAAGTTCTTGCGACCCTTCCTGACTTCTCCAATCCGGCAGCAGCGGCCCGAGCGTGGGCTGAGCAGTTCGAGCTTCAGCAGGCTGCCAATCAGGCCCTGATTGAGGCCGCGCCGAAGATTGCCTTCGTTGAGCGCTACGTGGAATCAACTGGGCTGAAGGGGTTTCGCCAGGTGGCGAAGCTGCTCAAGGCCAACGAATCTCGCTTCCGCGAGTTCCTGCTCGACAAAAAGATCATGTATCGCATGGGCGGCGAGTGGCAGGCGTATCAGCCTCATATCGACGCTGGCCGCTTTGAAGTCAAAGCCGGCACCAGCGACAGCGGCCACGCCTACAACCAATCCAAATTCACTCCCAAGGGCGTCAACTGGATTGCCGGCCTGTGGGCGCAGTATCAGATCCAGGGGGTTGAATGATGGCTCGCATCCGTACCGTCAAGCCCGAGTTCTGGTCGAGCGAGCAGGTTATGTCCTGCCGTCCGATGGCTCGGCTGCTGTTCATTGGCCTGTGGAATTTCTGCGATGACGGCGGCAACCACCCGCTCGCACCGCGCACCATCAAGGCCCTGGTCTTCCCCGGTGACGACATCACCACCGATGAGGTGAGCAATCTCCTCGGTGAACTGGAGGGTGCTGAGCTGATCCAGAGCTACTGGGTGGCAGAGAAAAACTACTTCCACGTCCGTGGCTGGAAACACCAGAAGATCGAGAAAAAGAACTTCAAATACCCAGGCCCGCCGTCTCAATTCGACGACCAGTCGGAGAACATTCGCCAACAATTCGCCGAGGAGTCGTCGACTGATCGTCGACCGGTAGACCCCGGAAGGGAAGGGAAGGGAATAGGAGAAGATCAACACAACACACTACGCGCGGGTGAGGAAAATTCGGTCGACCCAAAGTGCCCGACTGAGATGACCCTCGAATGGGTGCCTGACCAGAAGCTGCTGAAGGCCTACGCGCTGCGCATGGCAATCCCAGTTGACGACTTCACCAACGAGGCAACAGCCGCATTCGTCTGCCACTACTCGGCATCCGGTCGCGTTGAGACGCAGGCGTCGTGGGTGAGTCTGCTGGTGAAGTGGGTGAAGCGCGATCGGGCATCGGCCACCAATGTCCACCCATTCCCTCAGCGCCGACCTGCGGCTGAGCCTGACTTCGACAGCACCGACTGGGCCCGTGACCTTGTGGTGAGCCCATGAAACCGGTCAACGAACTGATGGCAACCATGGGTAACCAGCCGCCGGCCAATCATGTCCAGCCGCTGCAAGTGACTCCCCAGACGGCCGAGGTGGTGAACGACCTGTTCCGTCGCCTGCGCGGGATCTTCCCAGCGTGGCGTCAGGCATGGCCTTCCACCGAAGCGCTCGACGCCGCCAAGGCCGAGTGGATCAAGGAGTTCGCCGATGCCGGCATACGCTCCCTTGAGCAAATCGAGTTCGGTATCCAGAAGTGCCGAAAGCTCAAGAAGCCTTTCGCGCCGAGCGTTGGTGAGTTCATCGCCATGTGCGTGCCCAGCCCTGAAGACTTCGGCATGCCTGCGCCGGCCGATGCCTGGCTTGAGGCGTTGATGGGCAGCTACAGCCATGAAGCGGTGAAGTTCGCAGCGGAAGCCACTGGGCTGTTCGACCTGCGCGCGGCAAAGCAGGAAGACAAGGGCCTGCGTGCCAGGTTCGACCGCAACTACGAAGTGATCCTGCGCAGAGCCCAAACCAACCAGCCATTGGACGGAAAGATCGCCACCGGCATTGGTCACGACAGCCAGAAGAGCGAACTGGAGCTTGCCGAGGAATTCGCCAGCCAGCGCCAAGCACGGCTGCTGGCCACTCAGGGCGTCCCAATCACTGGCGCCGCAGCTCGGGCGCAACTACTTGCTAAGTTCGGCAGGAAGGGCACGGAGAAACGAGCATGACCGACTACACCGGACTGAAGCGGCTGTGCACTGCTTTGATTTCAGCGAACGAAGCCTATCTGGATGACAGCTGTAGCCTTGAAAATCAGGAGCGGTTCCATGCAGCAGATGATGCACTGCAAGACGCTCTCCCTCCTGAGGTTGTGCTGGCCATCATTGCCGAGAACGAGCTCTTGCGTGAATCCCCGGGCATGGGGGCTATTCGCTCGCTGCGTGGCGATTGCGCTGACCTGATGGCCGAGTGCGACCGGCTCAAGGCCGAGAACGAGGCGCTGCGCCTGAAGGTGGCGCCATGAATCCCGAATACACGATTCGCGACCAGCGGGACATCAACCGCCTGGCGGGCGTTCTGCACGCTATCGACCTGAGCAAGCCAAAGGTGGTGGTGATCCGCGACGAGAAGCGCCCGGACGTCTGCAATCGGAAGATGTGGGCAATGCTCAAGGACGTATCCGAGCAGGTCATCTGGCACGGCAAGAAGCTGACCAGTGAAGACTGGAAGTGCCTTTTCAGCGCCTCGTTGGAGAAGCAGCGCGCAGAGCCCGGCCTCGACGGCGGCTTCGTCGTGATGGCTGTATCGACCCGCAAGCAGTCGCAGAAGTGGTTCAGCGATCTGTTCGAGCTGATGCATGCCTTCGGCGCCGAGCATGACGTGCGCTGGACTGAGCAGGACAAGTGGGGAGGGCGGTACTGATGCGGACTGCCATCAAGGAAGTGAAGCAGAAGAGCTGCAAGGCCTGCGGCGACAAGTTCCGTCCGTCACTGTCGACGCAGAAGGCCTGCAGCGTGAAGTGTGCGCTGGACCTGGCCAAGCAGCCGGCGAACCAGCAGCTGGCTCGGAAGGCGATCGATCAGCGTGACCGCCGCGAGATCAGGGTGCGCAAGGAAAGGCTGAAGTCACGCGGTGAGCATATGCGCGAAGCTCAGCAGGCATTCAACGCATACATCCGTGCCCGCGACTTCGCCGCCGGCCACGCATGCATTTCCAGTGGGAAGCCACTGGATTGGAGCGGAAACGCCGTGGATGCCGGCCATTACCGGAGCGTTGGCTCCGCACCTCACCTGCGTTTCGACGAGCGCAACTGTCACGCCCAGAGCAAGCAGGACAACCGGTTTTTGTCGGGTAACGCCGTGGATTACCGGATCGGCCTCATCGCACGCATCGGTCAGGAGGCGGTGGACGCTCTCGAATCCGATCAGAGCGTGCGCAAGTACACCATCGACGACCTGAAGGCCATCAAGGCCGAATACCGGGCCAAGACCCGCGAACTGAAGAGGGCTGCAGCATGATCTATCCAAGCGTTCTGAACGCAGTTGTCTCCGCCCTCGCGGCTGAGGCCATCGATAACACCAGCAAGCAGGCATGGCAGAAGCTGTACAACTCTGCCGACGAGGAGGAGGGCGGCGACATGGCGACGCTGGTTCGCTCCCGTGGCGCTGAAACCATCGACCGCACGCAAGTGGACTGCTGGGTATCGGCCCGGCTGCACAGTGCGCTTGAGCAAAAGCACTGGGATGCGCTGGTGGCGAAGTACAGCACCCACAAGGGGCGCAAGGTGCAGGCCATCTCCGCGTTGCAGGCCCTCATTAGGACCCCGGCGCCGAAGCTGTTCCTGTTCAAGGCGACCACCGCCTGGGCAATACCACAGCTCAAAGGAGCTCGGGTGAAGGTGGCCACGTCCGTATCCGTGGAGATCCCGCTCGATGCGCCGGAGTGGCGTCGGGAGTCGATGGTGAAGGCAGCTGTTGCAGCCGGGCAGGCCAAGGCAAAGAAGGACGAATCCCGATCTGCCGATATGATCGTGCTGAAGGACAGCTTCTACGACATGAACACCTGGGACAATGACGGCACTCCGGAGTCGACGCGGCGCCGGTGGCGGCAGGATATCGGCAAGGCAGCTGATGACCTGGTGAACGAGGCCCTGGCGCACGCCGCCGACATTCTGGAGGGTGAAGGATTGCTGATTGAACGGGCAGCGTGATTGCCTGTTGACATCAGTGAGCGGATGAGCGAAATTAATCCCATCCTGTCATTCCTGCGCGTATCGAGGAGTGGCAAACAAAACCCGGCCAATGTGTCGGGTTTTTTATGGAGTATTATTTTGGAAGTTGTTCAGGCGACTACGGCTGTTTTGGGGTGGGGCGAGCTCGTCAAAATCGTTCTGGCGAGCGGTGTTGTAGCTTCGCTAATCGGTGTAGTTAAAGACTGGTTCTTTAAAAGCCGCGAGCGCAAGCACGAAGCTGTTTTTGCTGCGATTGGCCTTGTTGCGAAGCTTGATTTGTACGTACTCCAAACCCGGCGCAATGTTTGGGACTATAAGGATCTTGTTTCCCAGCTAACGCCCGAACGTGACTATCAAAGCTGGCCAACATGCTCTTACCCTGATCTCGATGTTTCTGATTCGGCGCTTAAGCAGCTCAACCGCGAGCAAGCTAGTGATTTTGCGCGAATAGCGACGGACAAGGCTTTGGCAAGCCAGCATCTCAGTGCAATTTATGACGCAGCATTAGACCCTACTGAGGTCGATATGCATAAAGCGGAGATGGTCGGATATTTTGGCTACGAAGCTTATCTACTGGCTGAAAAGCTGAGGAAAGATTATGACCTGCCGCCATTCGGGCAGCGATGGGGTGTCGAAGACGATTTCTCAGACCTTGAACGAGCTTGGAAAAAAACCAAAAAGGAAGTAGCCAGACGGGCCAGCCCTATCACCGCAGATGACCTTTAATCTTAAGAAAACTCAAAAGCCCAGCTATTGCTGGGTTTTTTTATGCCTCGAATTTACCTGTAGCCAGGGCAGCCTTCGGGAAGGCCTGGACGTCGATAGCCGGATAGTGCGACGTACGGAATCAACGCCGGCAGCCCGCGCACCCTGACCTCACCATTTGCTTCAGGGTGGCGCGAGACTGGATCAACGAGATCGATGCAAAGGGGCGTCGACGTTGAGAAAGCCTTTGGCGGACAGCGCGGAAAGACGCGCGCACTTATTTTCGCATTGACCGCTTTATCCTCATCCAGTCTTGATAGGCGGCCGTGCGGCAAGCGTCAGCGCAGGCCTTGGCTTCGGTAAACCGCACCCAAGCATCTGCATTGTCTCGATCATTTTGGATGATGTTGTAGGCGGCTTCGTCAAGTTGATCTGCTTTACGAAACAGTTCCGTGTTTGCATCAATCTGGTCATCCCATGAGTGTTCATCGGGTGGCCCAACGATTGCGTCAATCATTTTCTCAAACCTCCTCCCACGTGACGGCGGTAGTTTCCCGCCACTTCACGTCGGTGATGCCGAAACGTTCCGCCATTGGCTTAGAGAAGCGCTTCAGCGGAGGGCGGCCCGGTTTTGGAATGGGGGCAATGCCGGCGTCACAACTCGCCCATTGCCATGCTTCCGAGTTGTTCATCAATTTGGTTCGGATGACAAACGACTTCGGTGTTCCGTGGAGCTTGTACTCAATAACAAAAATATTTACCTGACTCACGAGTACCACTCCTTCTTGGCTCATGAGTAAGTGGTTTTTGCTGTTATCGAAAATTCAAAGAATTGTCTGACAATTCCTAATTTACTGATTTTGTTCACATTTATATGTGCTTTATCTATACAAGGCCTCTTAATTTGTAGAGGTTTTTTGGTTTCCATCATGCACACGGAGTCGAGCGCATGGAGTTATTGCAGCGCCTGCTCGACAAGATCGACAGGTTTGAATTGCTGATCGCAGGACTGGTCGGCGCTGTCGTCGCGAGCTGGTGGCACAAAGACGATCTGGCCGACTGGCGCGCCTGGCTGATCTTCCTGACCACCGGTATCGCTTGCTCGCTGTACCTGACGAGCATGGTCAGCACCTATCTGGGGGTTACCGAGCCGAAGATTGTTGCCGGAATCGGTTTCTTGCTCGGCACCTTCGGCGGATCGTTGCTCGCGGCCATAAACCGAGCCATCAAAGCCGCTGACCTCTGGGCGCTCATTCGCCAGCGGTTCGGGGGAGGCAACCCATGAATCTTGAACTGATCAACTCCATCGCCTGCGGCTTGATTGCCTTGTGGGCGACCTGGTGTGTTCTGAGCGGTCGAGTGCGGGACGGTGTCATCGGCAAGCTGATCTATTCGGCGATCGCCATCAGCGGGTTCGTTGTGATGAGCCGGGAGCAGAACATCTTCATGATGGGCCCGACCACCGCCGGGATCACGCTTCACGTCTCGCTGGCCCTGGCCGGCATGCGCCACATCTTCATGGTCATCTGGTGGCAGCGGGTGAAGGCCTGGTTGTGCCGGACGCTCAACTGTGAACACTGCCTGAGCTGTGACAAGGCACCAGGCGGGATCGAGCGTCGATCCAAGTAGGTCGCGACACGTTTCGCGAATTAGAAAATTGTGTCGCGACACGCGACGAGGAGAGCAGCATGGACAATCAGCACAAGAAGATCACCGGGTACCGCGACCTGACCCAGTCTGAAATCGACGGCATGAACTCGATCAAGGCTCTGGAAGCTGACGCTGGCGAACTGTTCAAGCAGATCGGCCAGATTCAAGGCGTTGACCCACGATTGTTGGCGTTGGCCAAGACCAATTTGCAGCAGGGCTTCATGTGGTTCGTGCGCTCGATCGCCAAACCAGCTGATCCTTTCAGCTGATGGGCGACGTAACTCGCCTGCGCCACGCGCTGCCTTTGAGTCAGGACGTCAACAAGGCCCTGACTGAACTGGATAGCGCGATCGCCAAGGCCATTGACGCTGCCAAGGCTGCCGGTTTGCCTCAGGGCCTGATCGTCGCCGAGCTGCACGGACACGCCCATGCACAGACCCACATCATGGTTACCTAATCGAAAGTGATGCCATACTGCCCATCCAATCTGGAAGGGAGAGTGTTATGGGTTTTCAGCATGTGGATCATAGCTGTCAGCAACAAATGGATGGCGCCAAGCACCAATGTGAAACCATTCACGCTTACTGCGGGTATCTGTTGGGCGGGCTCCATAAGTTCTTCACTCACGAGCACGCCCAAGCCAACTATGGCGTCGTTTTCACGGTGAATGAGTATTTGTCTTGCGGTGTGACAACCCCGTACGGTGTGGCTAGGGGGCGATTGGCCCTTCAGCTAGTTGGCGGTGGAATGGTGGGGCGTTACGTGTTCGAAAAGAGCGTCGTATCGAAAGAGGGGCTGGATGTTTGGATGCCTATCTGGGCTATCAGGATTGGTAGGAACGGCAATGTCTGGCTCGGGGATGAGGGTGACGTGGAAATAGACGTCAGCGACTCAAGCCCTTTCAACAAATCATTCAGCGTGACGGCAAAATCGCTGCTTCACACAATCGCGACAACGTCAGTATTCCAATAGCGTCTTATTAAGATTTTTGCCCCGCCAAGCGCGGGGTTTTTTATTTATGGGTGATCTATGGACAGGCCATACCCGCCAAAGTCACTGCTTGAGCTGTCCGATCTACCTGACTTTGGTATCCGCCTGACCCCGGCGCCCGAGGTTTGGGAATGGCTCCAAGCCGAGATCCTCGCTGACACCGGCAGCATCCACAACGAAGAGCATGCTCATCTGATCGATGCGGACATTCGTGTGATGTGGGCGTCTGCTGCCTTCACGAAGAAGGGGCGCACTGTGGTCGGCCAGGCTGAGCAGGTGGCGTTCCGCGCCGGTGGCTGGCAGAAGGCTCGAATGGAACAGCAAATGATGGATTGGTTCGGCGACGTGCCGGCCTACATCATCACACTGGCTGCCGACTACTGCGCCCAGTGTTCCGACGCAGACTTTTGCGCCCTGGTTGAACACGAGCTGTATCACATCGCCCAAGCGACCGATAAGTACGGCCAGCCAGCATTTACCCAGGAAGGACTGCCCAAGCTTGAGATGCGCGGACACGATGTTGAAGAGTTCGTCGGCGTAGTGCGTCGGTATGGTGCAAGCCGGGCAGTTCAAGAGCTGGTGGACGCTGCAAACAATCCTGCTGAGGTGGGGAAAATGAACATATCGAGGGCCTGCGGAACCTGTCTGCTTAAGTCGGCCTGATTCTGGACAGGCTCTGGACGGATGAAAATCTATGGCAGCCCTTCAAAACGACGTGAAGGCCTTTATCGTTCAGGCCTTGGCGTGCTTCGACACGCCTTCACAGGTCGTTGAAGCCGTCCAAAAGGAATACGGGATATCGGTGACTCGCCAGCAGGTGGAGACACACGACCCCACAAAGACATCAGGGAAAGGTCTGGCCAAGCGCTGGGTAACGATGTTTGAAGATGCCCGCAAGCGCTTCCGCGAAGAAACCGCCGAGATCCCGATCGCCAACCGAGCGTACCGCCTCCGAGCCATGAACCGGTTTGTCGAGCGGGCCGAGTCGATGAAGAACATCGGCCTGGCTATGCAGATCCTGGAGCAGGCAGCCAAAGAAGTGGGCGACGTTTACGTGAATCGTCGCCTCGAACCTGAAAAACCTCTGGGCTCCCAAGCGGACCAGCAGCACGCGGTTGCTGAGTACACCCTGGAGCCTGATGAGAATGTCCCCGCTACCCCGTACCTATGACCCGCCGGTAAGGCTGACGCCGAAACAGGCGAACATTTACTGCTGGGGCTTCCAGCGTAATGCGCGCTTCAGGGATGCCGTATGTGGGCGTAGATTCGGTAAGACCTTTCTTGGCAAGGCGGAGATGCGCCGCGCTGCCCGGCTGGCTGCGGAGTGGGGTGTAAGCGTCGAGGACGAGATCTGGTACGCAGCTCCGACGCAGAAGCAGGCTCGCCGGGTTTTCTGGCGCCGGCTGAAGCAGGCTATTCCGCGCGAGTGGCGAGAGTGCAAACCCAACGAGTCGGACATGCTGATCACGCTCAAGAGCGGGCACCTTATCCGCTGCGTCGGTCTGGAAAACTACGACGATCTGCGCGGGTCCGGCCTGTTCTTCGTCCTGGTGGACGAATGGGCCGATTGTAAGTGGGCTGCATGGGAGGAAGTGCTGCGTCCGATGTTGTCGACGTGTGAATACATCGTGCCAGGTGTCGGCAAGTGTAAGGGCGGCCATGCGCTGCGTATTGGCACCCCCAAGGGCTTCAATCATTGCTTCGACACTTACCGCGACGGACAGTCAGACGGCGAGCCTGACCACAAGAGCTGGCTCTACACGTCGTTGCAGGGTGGCAACGTTCCGGCTGAGGAGTTAGATGCCGCTCGACGCAAGATGGATCCGCGGACTTTCCGACAAGAGTACGAGGCAAGCTTTGAGAACTACGCCGGCGTCGTTTACTACACCTTCAGCCGTAGTGAGAGTCGCACAAGCGAGCGCATCAAGCCGGGTGAGGCCCTGCACATCGGCATGGACTTCAACGTCATGAAGATGGCAGCGGTGGTCTATGTCGTGCGCGAGGGGCTTCCGCTAGCGCTGGATGAGTTCCATTCGGTACGTGACACGCCAGAAATGATCGAGAAGATACAGGCGCGCTTTCCTGGTCACGGCATCGCGGTCTATCCCGATGCCAGCGGCCAGAACACCAGCAGCAAGAACGCCAGCGAATCGGACCTGTCTCTGCTGCGCAAAGCTGGCTTCACCGTAATCGTGGACAGCCAGAACCCCAGCGTTAAAGACCGGGTGAACTCGGTCAACGCCATACTCATGAACGCCTACGGTGAGCGCCGGCTGAAGGTCAACATCGACCAATGCCCACAGCTGACTCTGTGCCTTGAGCGCCAGACCTATGACAAGCATGGCGAGCCTGACAAAGACCCGAAGAAGGGTCGCGACCACATGAACGACGCCGCTGGCTACTTCATCGCCAAGCGCTACCCGATCAACGTGGCGACGACCACAAGCCAATCCCTGAGAATGTGACCATGAGCGATAACCCGAGCATCACGCTGCCCGCTGTCGACGCGATGCGCGCCTACTGGGCCGTGATTTCGCCGCTCATGGGCGGGACGATGACGATGCGCGCAGCGGGCAAGTCCCTGCTGCCGCAGTACCCAGCAGAAGACGACGAGGCCTACAAAGAGCGCCTGCGCCTTTCGACCCTGCTCCCGGCCTATTCCGAGACCGTGGGCAACATGACCTCCCGAGTGTTCGCCGAGCCGCTGCAGGTGGGCGACGATGTGCCAGAGGCCATTGTCGAGATGACCAAGGACGTCGACCACGCCGGCAACGATCTCAACTCCTGGGCGGTCGGCTTCTTCATCGAGGGCCTGAGTCATGGCCTGTGCCACGCCTTCGTCGATCATCCGCCCGCTGGCGAACTGAAGACCCAGGCCGACGAGCAGGCCGCCGGTGTGCGCCCCTACGTCGTGATGGTCAGGCCTGAACAGGTTCTGGGCTGGCGCGCCAAGGGCGGCGTGCTGACCATGGTCCGCTACATCGAGGTAATCGAGGAGGAGGATGGCGAATTCGGCGCCAAGTGCGTCGAGCAGATTCGCGTGCTGGAGCCGGGGTCTTGGCGAACCTATCGCAGGGCGGCTAAGGCAGCACGCGGTAAGCAGCCCAGTTCCAGCGGAACCTGGGAGCTGCACGAGGAGGGCACCAACAGCCTGACCGCCATCCCCTGGGTTACGTTCTACACCGGCCGCACAGGTTTCATGACGGCTAAGCCGCCGCTGATCGAGCTGGCGCACCTGAACGTGAAGCACTGGCAGAGTCAGAGCGACCAAGACAACATCCTCCACGTTATCCGCGTCCCGATCTTAGTGCGCATCGGTGTGCAGGCCCAGTACGACAACCAGGGCAAGCTGATCCCGCCAGAGTTCAAGGTTGGCACCGGCCAGCTGACCGACCTGCCCAAGGACGGTGACCTAAAGTACGTCGAGCACACCGGCCAAGCTGTTGAGTCTGGCCGTACTGCGCTTCAAGACCTGATCGGCGAGATGCGCATGGCAGGGGCCAAGCTGCTGACTCCAGACAAGTCGGCTACCAAGACCGCCACCCAGGCGGAGGAGGAAGCGGCGCAGGAGCTGTCCCCGCTGGCTCGAATGGCGCACCACTTTGCTGACTGTTTGGCGCAACTGCTCCAGTTCATGGCTGACTATCGCGGCTTGGGCGAGGGCGGCACTGTGGAGATGCGCGGTAACTTCGACGTCGACTACATGCCAGAGGTGTCGCTGCCGACCCTTGTGGCAATGGCAAACGCCGACATGCTCTCCAAAGAAACCCTGTTTGCTGAGATGCAGCGCCGCGGCGTCATCAGTGATGAATACGACTGGGCCCAGGAACTGGCGAAAATCGAAGCCCAAGGCCCCGCACTCGGTGCGATGTGATGAAAACCGCCAACGAGAAGCTGCTCGACAAGTTGATCGGGCACGAGGTTGACCTGCAACACCTGAGCAATGCCCAGGTCGTGGCGATCATCAAGATCCTCAACAGCAAGGACACCGAGCTGCGTGCTGCGCTGATTGAGGTAATCGACAGCCTCGGCCCCAATCTGTCAGCGGCCTCGGTGGATGCAGCTCTTTCCACGGTGCTGCGCCTGAATCAATCCACTTTCGTGGAGATCCGCCAGGCACTGGACCAGGCCATCGACAACTTGATCGGATACGAGGTTGCCTTCCAGCAAGGCGCGCTCCAGGCTGTTATCCCTGCCGTCGTGCAGGAGGGCTTCCCGATTGCCGCTGCGCAGTTCAGCCAGGTCAAGGCGCTTGCTCAGGCCAGGCCATTCCAGGGGCGCTTACTCAGGGAGTGGATGGCCGGCATCGAGGAGAGTCGGGCTGCCTCGGTTCGCGATGCTGTTCGTGCTGGCGTCGTTGAAGGGCGAACCACTGCCGAAATCGTCCGCAACATCATGGGCACCCGAGCGGAGAAGTACGCCGACGGGATCCTGCAGAAGTCGCGCAGGGAGATCGAGGCTGTTGTCCGGTCTGCGGTGTCGAGCACGGCTGAAGCTGCCAGCGACAAGGCCTACGAGGCGAACGGCGACATCATCAGTCATGTCGAGTGGCTGAGCACGCTGGACACGCGAACTTCAACCGATTGCCGCATCAGGGACCGCCTGCCTTTCACGCTCGGGACCTACCTGCCAATCGGACATAAGATCCCCTGGCTGGCCGGCCCTGGACGAATCCACTGGTGCTGTCGCTCGACCAAGCTGCCAATCCTCAAGAATGCGTCGAAGCTTGGCTTCAGTGATGGCGCCACCCGGGCCTCCATGGACGGCCAGGTGCCGCAGTCAACGACCTATGCCGAATGGCTGGGCCGACAGTCAGCGGCTCGCCAGGACGAAATCCTGGGCCCTGAGCGCGGCAAGCTGCTGAGGCAGGACAAGCTCAAGCTCGACGACTTCTACAACGACAAAGGCAAGTTCCTGACGCTCGAAGAGCTGAGGGAGCGCCTGTAATCACCCGCGACACGAAATGCCGACATTCGATTTTGTGTCGCAACCCAAGCCTCGCCAAGTGCGGGGCTTTTTTCTGCCTGCGGTTCGGATGGACGGGGCGCGACAGGGCCGGATGGCTCACCAACTGGCCGGATGGCCCAGAGAGACGAGATGAAACTGAAGACTGTTGAAGTGGATGGCAAGCAATACGCTGAGATCCAGGATGGCAAGCCTGTTTATGTTGAAGACGACGGCAAAGAAGTCGCCTTTGATGCAGTGGGCACTCGCAGCACCATCACCCGCCTGAACGCTGAGGCTAAGTCCCATCGTGAGCGCGCTGATGGCTTCGAGAAGGTCGCCAAAGCTTTCGAGGGTATCGATGATGCCGCTGCGGCCAAGAAAGCCCTGGAAACCGTCGCCAACCTCGACGCAAAGAAACTGGTGGATGCCGGTGAGATCGAGAAGGTGAAGGGCGAGATCAGCAAGGCCTTCCAGGCTCAATTGGATGAAGCCAACGGCAAGGCGCAGACCCTCGAGCAGCAACTGTACTCCGAGAAGATCGGTGGCAGCTTCGCCCGCTCGCAGTTCATCGCCGAGAAGATGGCCATTCCGGCAGACATGGTGCAGGCCGCGTTCGGCAGCAACTTCAAGATCGAAGAAGGCAAGGTTGTCGCTTACGACGGCCAGGGCCAGAAAGTCTTCAGTCGTGCGCGCCCGGGCGAATTGGCCGACTTCAACGAAGCGCTTGAAACCCTCGTTTCGCAGTACCCCCATCGTGATCACATCCTCAAGAGCTCTGGCGCCAACGGCGGCGGTGCTCCGAATGGTGGCGGTCCAAACAAATCCACGAAGGGCAACTTCGGTGGCTCCAAGGCTGAACGCCTGGAAGCCATCAAAGGCCTGACCGCAAGCGAATAAGGAGGCCCAATGGCCCTTTCGAACATGAAGGTGTTCAACGAATACCTCAAGCGCACCACCATCGAGACCCTGGCGCAGGACGTTGAGAAATTCAACGCTGCTTCGGCAGGTTCCATCCGCCTGACCACTCAGGGCATCGACGGCGACTTCCTGCAAGAGTCGTTCTGGGCTGGCTTGCATGGCGCTCAGCGCCGTGTTGACCGCTATGCCGCCAACGGCAACCAGGCCGCAACCCCTCTGGCTCAAAAGCAGTACGACTCCGTGAAGATCGCGGGCGGCTTCGGTCCCATCCTGTGGGAGCCGGCGCAGCTGTCGTGGGTGCAGAAGAACCCGGAGGAAGCGCTGGAAGTAATCAGCCGCAACCTGTCCGAAGCCATCATGTCGGACCAGCTGAACACTGCCATTGCCGCCCTGGTGGCTGCGATTGGTAACCAGCCGTCCGCCACCAACGATGTTTCGGCTACCGCTGGCGTGAGCTACATAGCCATAAACAACGCCCACGCGCTGTTCGGTGACGCCTCTCAGCGCCTGGTTGCCCAGGTCATGACCGGCGCCATGTACCACAAGCTGCTGGGTCAGAACTTGGCGAACGCCGAGCGCCTGTTCCAGTTCAGCGGTGTACAGGTGGTCGACATCCTGGGCAAGGCCGTGATCATCACCGATGCCGCGGCTCTGTACGAGGCTGGCACGCCGAACAAGCAGAAAGTGTTGAGCCTGGCTGACGGTGCAGCGGTGGTGATGGACGGTTCCGACCTGATCACCAACATCGAGACCTCCAACGGCAAGGAGCGCATCGAAACCACCATGCAAGCCGACTACACCTTCGGTTTGGGCATGAAGGGCTACACCTGGGACACCGCCAACGGCGGCAAGTCGCCAACCAGTGCCGAGCTGGCTACCGGCACCAACTGGGACCTCGTTGCGAACAGCATCAAGGCTTCGGCTGGCGTTATCACCATCGGCGACGCCGCCCAGTAATCACACGGCGCCCTTCGGGGCGCATTCCCAGGAGAAGGGTAATGTCCGAGAAAATCGTTTACGAGAAACACCCGGTCACCGCTGAGCGAAAGGCTGAACTGCGCCAGAAGGGCTACAAAATCATCGACGACAAGTTCGCGCCGGATGACTACAAGCACCCGGAACCGATGAAGAAGGGGGCTTCGGGCGGTGACAAGCCGTCCAAGGGCCTGCGGATCGAAGAAATCAAGGTGAAGCTGACCGAGAAGGGCATCCCGTTCGACGCTGAAGCCGAGCGTCCAGCCCTTGCCGAGTTGCTCGACAAATCCGCCCAGGAGTAAGCCCGTGACGACCTACATCAGTGTTGCGCAGGTGGATGCCTTGCTGGGCTCAACGTGGACCACCGATGACAAGAAGCCGCGCGCGGTGCTGATGGCGAACACCTGGCTTACCAATCTCGGCCTTCCGGTGTTCGACCCGGTCCCGGATGACGTGCTCCAGGCCGGCGCCGAGGTTGCCATGGAGGCAGCCGCCGGCCGGATCTACGGTTCCAAGGAAACGGGCGTGACGGAGAAGTCCGTGTCTGCCGATGGCGTGTCGAGTAGCAAGTCGTTTTCCGAATCATCCCGGACCATCAGCGCCGGCGAGTCGTTCGCCTTGGCGCTGCTGTCCCATTACCTTGGCTCTGGCCAGGTCAAAGTCGTGAGGGGCTGATATGGGACTGCGCGACGATCTACAGCGGGATCTGGCCGAGGCCTTTAATACCGACCTGGCCGACGCCATCAAGCCGGTTTCCGGTATCCGCACCGTGCAAGGCGAGTACGATCCCGACTCGCCGACGCCTGGCGAGACGGTAACCAACTACGTCGGGCGCGGGGTGTTCGGCAAATACCTGAGTAGGGAAATCGACGGAACGCTCATCCAAACCACGGATGAAAAACTCACCATCCTGCAAAACGAGCTGTTCATCTCGCTGCTTGGTGAGCCAACCGAAACCCTGGCTGTGCCTGAGATCAACGACATCATCGGCGGCAAGCGCGTGATGAACGTAAGCAAAGACCCGGCCGGTGCCACTTGGACTGTGCAACTGAGGAAATAGCCATGCCGCGCGGATCGCACATGACGGAGCTTTACGGTGGCAGGAGTGGCAGCTTCGAGTTGCAACTGGCCGAGTTTGCTGCGCAGGCAAAGGACGCAATCGATGCAAGCCTGCGGGAGATCATCATCGAGCTTGGCGGGTCGTTGATCCGCATGTCACCGGTTGATACCGGCCGATTTCGGGGGAATTGGCAGTTCAGCATCGCGGCGCCCGCAAGCGGGACGCTGCACGCAACCGACCCCACTGGGGCAGAGACGACCGCGCGCATCGTTGGCGAATCTATTGAGTTCCGCGTCGGAACCACCGCGTTCATCGTGAACAATCTGCCGTATGCCATCCCGCTGGAGTATGGCCACTCCGACCAAGCACCCGGCGGGATGGTGCGCATCACCCAGGCCCGCTTCCAGCAGATCGTGCTCGAAGCCATCAGGAACAACCAGGTATGAGCCACAACATCATTGCGGCGGCCTTCGAATCGCGCCTGCTGGTTTGGGCCAAGGCTCGCGCCAAGCCAATCAAGGTTGTGGTCGAGAACGAAACCTACACGCCAGCGGCTGGCGAGACGTACCTGCGGGCGTTCACGCTGCCGGCGCTCACTGGGAGTAACACGCTCAGCGGTGATCACCGGGTTTACACCGGCGTGTTCCAGATCAACATCGTGACGCCATCGGGCAAGTACCGCACCGAGGCGAGCGGCATCGTTGACGAGCTAGCCGCACTGTTCCCGCTGAACCTGCGTATTCCCCGCGCCGGACTTGTCGCGCTGGTGATGACGCCGGTTGCGCCCGGGCCGGGGATACCAGATGGCAACACCTTCACGGTATCGGCCTCGTTCCAATACCGATCCGACACCAACTAATCCGCCCGTTGGGCAAACCCAGAACCCGCCATTGAGCGGGTTTTGTCATTTCTGCACAGAGGAAACAAACATGGGCTTTCGACTCCCCAACGGCGCCACGCTTGAGATCGCTTCGACTTACGGCACCCCAATTCCGATTACGGCGCTGAGCAATGCCAATCCCGCCGTGGCTACCGCCGCAGCGCATGGTCTGGCCGATGGCGATATCATCGCGATCGCTTCCGGCTGGACGCGACTCAACGACCGTGCAGCGCGTGTGGCTGATAGCCTGACTGGCAGCTTTGCGCTGGAGAACATCAACACCACCAACGTGCAACCGTACCCGGCTGGTTCCGGTATTGGCTCGGTGCGTGAGGTGACCGGCTTTATCGAGATTCCGCAAATCACTGATCTGACGTCCAACGGGGGCGACCAGCAGTTCCTGACGTTCGGGTTCTTGGCTGACGATGATGATCGCCAAATCCCGACCACGAAAAACCCGATCAGCATGGCTGTTACGGTGGCTGATGACCCGGAGCTTCCTTACGTGGCTGTTGTCGAGGCAGCAGACGAAGACAAGCAGACTCGCGTGCTCCGGCTGAACCTGCCGGGCGGCAGCAGCATCGTCTACAACTGCTACGTCTCGATCACCTCGACTCCTACGCTCGGCCGCAACAACTTGATGACCCGAGTCATCACTCTGTCGCTCGCCGGCCGCCCAACCCGTTACGCAGCGACGGTGTAACCCATGGCCAAGATCAAGATCTCGCAGAATCCGACCTTCACGGCGAAGGTCGCAATCCCACGCGTGGGCGCCGATCCGGTCAACGTTGAGTTCGAGTTCAAGTACATGGACCGGCTGGCCCTGGCCGCGCACTTCGATAAGTGGAATGCGGCGCAGGACGAACATGCCAAGAAGGTGCAGGAAGACGAACTGAGCTGGCAGGAAGCGACCAGTGCTGAAATCGCGATCCAGGTCGGTCAGCTCAAGGACATCATCGCGAGCTGGGGCTTCGACGAGAAGCTCTCGGACGAGTCGCTGACGGCGTTGGTTACCACCTGTATTGGCGCGCCTCAGGCTGTGCTCTCCGCGTACCAGAGCGCCTACCAGCCGGCCCGCTTGGGAAACTGACCGGCGTCGCCCGTGTCCTGTACGAGCAAGGGCCATCAGACGCAGATCTGGCGGCCTTTGGCTTGACCAAAGCGGACATCCCCGACGTTGAGTACGAGGTCTGGCCAGACAACTGGCCGGCCTTCCTGCTTTTCGAAGCGATGTCGACGCAGTGGCGCGTCGGCATGGGTGGCGCTACAGGCTTGGACTACAACGCCTTGCCGCCGGTGGCGTCGATGCTGGGAATGAAGCGGCGCGAAATCCCTGAAGTCTTCCACGACATTCGCGTCATGGAAGCAGAAGCCATGCTCGTGATGAGCGAATCGAAATAACGGAGCCCGCATGACTTCTATTGCTGAACTCGGCATCAAGGTCGATTCGACCGATGCTGCGCAGGCGAGCTCCGACCTCGACAAGCTCACTGCGGCAGGCGCACGGGCCGAGAAGGCGGCGGAGGGCGTCTCCAAAGGCGCCGACAAAGCAACAGCTTCGATCAAGAAGCAGAAGGACGAGCTGAGCGATCTGCTCGGCGAGATCGACCCCACAGTAAAAGCTCTCGGACGCCTGGACGAGCTCGAGAACAAGCTGGCGAAGCAGAAGAAACTCGGCGCGCTCGATGCGTCGACCTTCAGCGAATACCAGTCGAAGATCGACCAGTCCCGGGCGAACCTGACGCGCTTCGACGATTCGCTGACTCGCACCGGAAACACTGCCAAGCAGACGGCTGCCGCACTGCGCGGCGTGCCTGCACAATTCACCGATATCGTCGTGTCGCTGCAAGGTGGCCAGGCCCCGATGACCGTTCTGCTCCAGCAGGGTGGCCAACTCAAAGATATGTTCGGCGGTATCGGCCCAGCAGCGAAGGCGCTGGGCGGCTACGTGCTCGGCCTGGTCAACCCGTTCACTGTTGCTGCGGCGGCGGTGGGCGCGCTGACGCTGGCCTATTACAAGGGCAGCCAGGAGGCTGACGAGTACAACAAGGCAATCATCTTCACCGGCAACTCTGCCGGGACAAGCGCTACTCAGCTGGCGTCGATGGCGCAGCAGGTGAGTGCAACCGTCGGCACTACCGGTGCCGCTGCTGAAGTCCTGGCCAAGCTGGCAGGTAACGGCAAGATCGCCAGCGGCAGCTTCGAAGAGATCACCGAAGCCGCTCTGCAGATGGAAAAGGCCACGGGCAAGGCCATTGACGACACGATTGCCGAGTTCGCGAAGATCGCCAAGGACCCGGTCGCCGCAGCCAAGGAACTCAACGACCAGTACAACTTCCTCACCGCCTCAGTCTATTCCCAGATCGTGGCGTTGAAAGAGCAGGGCGACACTATTGGCGCGGCCAAGCTGCTCACCGACACATACGCCGACACGATTAAAAGTCGAACTGGCGAAGTTACTGCCAACCTCGGCCTAATTGAGGGAGCGTGGCAGAAAATCAAGGCAGCGGCATCAGGGGCTCTTGATGCAAGTCTCGACATCGGCCGCACGCAATCTATTGATTCGCAGATCGCCAACTATCAGAAGATCCTCGACGGACGAAAGTCCGGCGGGTTCCTGTCGTCGTTTTTTGGTGACGAGCTCGGTGCAAACAGCCAGTCGACGAAGTTCCTGGAGCAGCAGATTGTTTTGCTGCAGAAGCGCAAGGACGAGATCGCCGCCAGCGCAAAGGCTGATGCGGACCGGGCGAAAACCGAACGCGACGGCATCGACGCGAGCCTTCGACTCAAGGCGATCAGCGATTCCAACCTCACCAACGAGGAAAAGCGCAACAAGCTGATCAAGGAGTACAAGCGGGACGTCGAGGCCCTGCGCAAGGCAAATCCGAATGATCCACTTGTGCAGGAAGCGGTCGTCACGAAGACGATCCAGAACATCAAGGACAAGAACAAGGACCCGAAGGCAGCGACCTCAGCGGTCAATCTGACCGAGTTCAACGACTCGAAAAACCAGATGTCGCTGATCCTCGGCGAATACAAAAACGCCCAGAAGGAACTGGAAGCCGCGCAGAAGGCCGGACTGGTCACGCAGGAAGATTACCTGCTCAAGCGCCAGGCGCTGATCGGCAATGAGCGCGACGAAGTAACCGGCGCGTATCAGGCTGAGATCAGCTCACTGGAGGCGGCGAAAGGCAAGGCCAGCACCTCGGCAGCGCAACGCATTCAGCTCGACCAAAAGATCGCTGATGCCAGGGCCAACATGGTCAAGGCTCAGAAGGAAGCCGACAGCGAGCTCGAAGTCATCGCGACGAACGAGCAGGGCCGGCTCGCCAAGCAGGCTCAGGCGATCAAGGTCTATACCGATGCCCTCGACCAGCAGAACGTCGCCCTGCGGCGCGCTGGCGGCCGTGCGGCGGACGGCGTCGGCCGTGGTGACCGTGAGAACGCCATCAATGGCGAATTGAACGGAATCGCTGATCGAGCCAACCAGCAGCGTCTGGATCTGGCGCGCGACCGGGCCGACAAGGCGCGCAACATGAGCGCCGAGGAGTACCAGGCCAAGCTGGACGCGATCAACAGAAGCGAGAAGGACCTGAGCGAAACAGTGCTCAGCAACTACGAGCAGATGTCGGCCGCGCAGAGCGATTGGCGCAACGGCGCAACCTCAGCGTTCAGCAACTACCTGGAGAGTGCCCGTAACATCGCCGGCCAGACGCGAGATCTGTTCACCAACGCTTTCAGCTCAATGGAAGACGCGGTCGTCAACTTCGCAATCACAGGCAAGGGTTCGTTTTCGGACTTCACCAAGTCGATCTTGGCCGACATGGCGCGGATCGCTACCCGACAGGCTAGTTCGGCCCTGCTGAGCAGCCTGGTCGGCGCAGGTGCGAGCTACTTCGGTGGCGGCGGCGCGGCAGCCTCGGCGGGTTCTACAGCTGCGGGATATAGCGGTGATTTGTCTGGTTTCACGCCGGGTAGCATCCAGGCCAAAGGCGGCGCGTGGTCGGGTGGAGTACAAATGTTCTCCAACGGTGGCGCATTCACCAATGGCGTAGTCAGCAAGCCCACGGCGTTTGGGATGGCGGGCGGGCAGACGGGCGTCATGGGCGAGGCGGGGCCGGAGGCGATCATGCCTCTGACTCGCACTGCTGGCGGTCAGCTGGGCGTGCGCGCAATCAGTGGCAGCGGGAGTGGTGGCGGCAACGTCTACAACTTCCCCGTCGCTGTATCGGTGCAAACCCAGGGCAGTGGCGGTGCGGCCAGCACGGAAGACACCTCGCAGTTGGGCAAGGGCATTCAGCAGGCGGCGAAAGCCGAAGCTGAGACCGCAATTGCCCGTGCGCTGCAGCCGGGCGGCTCGATTTGGCGCCTTACAAATGGGAGGGGCTGATGGCCATCGAGAAATTTACCTGGCCGACTCAACACGGTGATTCGCCTGAGATCGTGTATCGGGTGCGCACCTCGCAGTTCGGAGGCGGCTACAAGCAGGAAGTTGGTGACGGACCGAACAACAAGGAAGACGCCTATCCGATCACCTACAGCGGCCCACAGGCCAAAGTTCTGGAGATCATGGCGTTCCTCGACCGGCACGCCGGGGCGAAAGCGTTCCTCTGGACGACACCTCTGGGCCAGCTCGGCCTGTTCACCTGCAAGAACCCCGTGCCCACTCCGGTGGGCGGCGGCGTTTTCAAACTCACCGCCACGTTCGAGCGGGCATTCCATCCATAAGGGGCAATCATGCCGCTGATCAGTGACATCCAGGTGCTTGAGCCTGGCAGTGAAGTGCAGCTCTTTGAGTTGGACGGTACGGACTATGGGGCGGATGTGCTGCGCTTCCATGGACACGCGATACCCCATACGGCGGCCGAGCTGATCGCTGCCGGCGACAACGCGGACCAGTTGCCGGCGAAGGCGATTTATTGGCAGGGCAATGAGTACAGCGCCTGGCCGATGCAGATCGACGGTATCGAGGCGAACGGCGACGGCACTGCGGTTCGGCCAACGCTGTCGGTCGGTAACGTCAATGGACGGATCACCGCGCTCTGTCTGGCATTCGAGGATCTGCTCGAGTTCAAGCTGACCATGCGTCACACGCTGGGCACGTATCTGGACGCGGCGAACTTCCCGGCCGGCAACCCAACGGCAGATCCGACCCAGGAGACGATCGAGGTCTGGTACATCGACCAGAAAACGAACGAGGACGGGGAGACGGTCAGTTGGGAGTTGGCCAGCCCTGGGGACGTCGGCAACGAGTCCATCGGTCGGCAGGCGACGACGCTGTGCCACTGGTGTCTCACCGGCGGCTACCGGGGCCCGAATTGTGGCTACACCGGCCCGTACGTGACCAAGGACGGCGTCGTCACTGACAACCCTGAACTGGACGAGTGTGACGCCACGCTGGGCAAGGGATGCATCCCACGCTTCGGCGAGGGCAACCCGCTGCCCTTTGGTGGCTTCCCGGCCGTTTCGCTGATCGCACGGAGCTGACATGCGCAAACACATTTTGAACGCCATGCAGGCTCACGCGGCGGCCGAGTACCCGAAGGAGTGCTGCGGGCTATTGATCGCCGTGGGCCGCAAGCAGCAGTACTACCCGTGCCGCAACGTCTCTACCGAGCCAAACGAGGAATTCCGGATCGATCCCGAGGAATACGCAGCGGCCGAAGACATCGGTGAAGTGATCGGCGTGGTGCACTCGCATCCGGACGCCACCAGCCGGCCGTCACCGCGCGACCTGGCCATGTGTGAGGCAACGGCCATGCCGTGGCACATCCTGAGCTGGCCCGAGGGCGACCTGCGTACCGTCATGCCTTCCGGTGACGTGCCGCTGCTCAAACGGCCATTCGTGCACGGCGCCTGGGACTGCTGGCAGGTCTGCGCCGATTGGTACAAGCGCGAGTGGGGGCTGGAGTTCGAAGTCTTCAAGCGTGCTGACGGCTGGTGGGAGAGCAAGGACAACAACAGCCTGTACGAGGCGAACTACGAGGCCGCCGGCTTCTACCGGGTCGACCAGCCGCAGCGCGGCGACATGATCGTAATGGAAGTGGGGCGCACGGTTTATCCAAACCACGCCGGGATCTTCCTCGGCGCCGATCCGGCGTTGCCTGGCGAGGATGCTGCGACGTTCGGCCCCGGGCCTTTCCTGTTGCACCACCTGTACGGCCGGCCATCGGAGGTCATCGTTTTCGGTGGGCCGTGGCTCGACCGATCACGCCTGATCCTCAGACACAAAGATGCACAATCGACCACATAACGCGGCAAATCCGCAGGAGATAGATTTATGAGCCAGCCATTTGAAGTAACAGAAGACGGGAAAGTGCGCATTGTCGAGGCTGTCATCCGCGACAACGCGCCAATCAAAGCTACAGCGGTTTAGCTCCGACACCTTTTTTAATCGCGTCCTGAACATTGCTCAGGTCGCCGCCAACTGCGTCGAGAGGCAGGTTGAACGCGCCTGACTCGGCATCTGGCTGGCGGGTATTTTTGAAGAAGTCGATGTACTTCGTCAGCTCTGCTTGGTCGTAATCCGGACGTGAGCGGAGATAGAGCGAGATTGCACCGAGGGCGGACATCACCCCGGCTTCGAATGATGTCAATTGCGTTTTGCTCATTTCACTTTCCTTGCGTTATCCGCGCCGAAATTGGCGCAATCCCAGTCCTTGGGCTTGCAGGCAAAGGACTGGGGAGTCCTTTGCTCAGGTTGCTTTTAAGCCGTCGTACGGCATTAGGGTGATGTCGACCTGTAAAAGGTGTCCGTCTTCTCCCTTGACGATTTCAAGTGGAACGCCTGGGTGAAGTACTTGGGTTACGACCCATCCACCCGTAAAGATGAATTTCACCTCGACAGGAGTGGGTACGCCTCGAAAATTGAATACGAGCTTTCCTCCGGTGGGAGTATTTCTTAGCGATTCGGTAAATTGCTCAGATAAGTCGGCGTTCCGTTTCATATTCGTCCCCTGAACGTGAGGCATTACGCTACTACAGCGTGCACGGTGCTGTTACTGGTGATTCGTACAGCGCAGATCCGGTGTAATCTTGCATCCTTTCCCACAGGAGTGACCTGCATGAAATTGATCGTAGGAGCGTTGGCGGTAGTGTTATTGGCGGGGTGTGCATCGAAGCCGACGCCAGAACAGATTCAATCGGCTAATTACGGAGCCTCTGTTTATCAGGCTGATGCCGAAAAAGCCGTAAAGAGTTTTTTCAGCATCTACTTGAAGGACCCTAGCTCCGCTCAATACAGCTTTGGGAATGTATACCGAGGCTACATGGTCGGCAGCGTGTTCGAGGGGCGAAAGCTAGAGGCTGGATATTTGCTTGATGTTTCGGTCAACGCGAAGAATAGCTATGGCGGCTATGTTGGCGCGAAGCCCTACAAGTTCCTAATTCGCAATGACAAGCTCGTCGGCGGCTGGGAAATTGGCGCTAGCAACATCCCAATCAAGATCATGTGATCCGGCAGGAGTTGAGAATGACTCGTTTTTTTATAGGAGCCGTGGCTCTCTCATTTCTCGCTGGATGCGTGTCACCCGGCGACCTTGAGTCGAAAGATGCCAGCATTTCTGCCAGCACGGCGAAGGACCCGAAGCGATACGCGCTTTGCGTTCTCCCGAGATGGCAGGATGCGCGCAGCGACGTGACCATGTCCGAGACGGAGCATGGCTATCGGCTGATCGCTGCGACCAACAGCATGACCGACGAATTGCTGAGCATCCGCAAGACGTCCAATGGTAGCGCTGTGAAGCTGTACCAGCGCATGGCCTGGGCGCCAGGTTATGGGCGTAGCGATATTGAGCAGGCGGTGAAAAGCTGTCTGTAAATCGAAACGAAGTACACAAAGCCGCCTTCGGGCGGCTTTTTCATGCCCGGAGATAATCATGTCAGCAATCACTTCCAACCATCAAACAATGACCACCATCCTACTGTCGGGTCCACTCATCAAATTGTTTGGCCGGGTCCACCGGCGAGAACTGGGGAGCAAGTCGGTAGGGGAGGCGTTCAAGGCTCTGAAATGCACACTTGATGGCTTCGACGTGGCGATTAAGGATCTGGAGCGCCGAGGCATGCGGTTCGCGATTTTCCGCAACCGGAAGAACGCGGCCGAAAATGAGTTCGCGCTGGGTGGCACCGAAGAGATCAGGATTGTTCCTGTTATCTCTGGCAGCAAACGAGCAGGACTGCTACAGACCATCATCGGCGCCGTATTAATTGCCGCGTCGTTTATCCCCGGCTTCCAGGCGCTGGCGCCAGTCGGTATTGCTCTCGCCGCCGGCGGGGTCATTCAAATGCTTAGCCCACAGGCCTCAGGACTGAAGCAAAGCGCATCCCCCGAAAACTCCCCGTCTTACGCATTCGGCAGCGCGAAGAACACCACGGCCAGCGGCAACCCGGTGCCGATCTGCATCGGCAGACGGCGCTGGGGTGGCATGATCATCTCGGCGTCGATCTACGCCGAAGACAAAGTGTAATCAGTACAGCAACACACCAGCCGCCCGCGAGGCGGTTTTTTTATGTCTGGAGGAAAGCATGGGCGCAGCAGCACAGATCGATATCCATGGCGAGAAGGGCGGCAGCAGCAAGCCGAAGTCGCCGACTGAAGCCAGCGACAGCCTGCGCTCGACCAACTTGGCAAAGCTGCTGATCGCCGTGGGCGAGGGTGAGTTCGACGAAGTTCCGACTGATTACAACATCTATTTGGACAACACGCCGATTCGCGATGCCAGCGGCAACTACAACTTCCCGAACGTGAAGTGGGATTGGCGACCGGGTTCGGTGGATCAAACCTACATTCCAGGCATTCCAGCGGTTGAGAGCGAAACGTCGCTGAACGTCGAACTGCGTAGCGATTCGCCTTGGGTGCGTTCAATCTCCAACACCCAGTTGTCGGCCGTGCGCATCCGCTTCGCGTGGCCAGCTCTGCAACGAGTGGACAACGAGGGCAATGTAGGCGGCTACCGCATCGAATATGCCATCGATTTGGCAACCGACGGTGGCGCCTATCAGCAGGTTTATCCGGATGCGGTCGACGGCAAAACCACCACGCGCTACGAGCGCTCCCGCCGCATTGATCTTCCGGACGCTACCACGGGTTGGCAGATCCGCGTTCGTCGCCTGACCCCGAACCAGAACACCAACAAGATCGCAGACACCATGCTGATCGCCGGCATCACTGAGATCATCGACGCCAAGCTGCGCTATCCGAACACCGCGCTGCTCTACATCGAATTCGACGCCGAACAGTTCACCAACATTCCAGCCGTGACTGTTGAGTGCAATGCCCGGCGCTGGATGGTGCCGAGCAACTACGACCCGATCCTGCGTACCTACACCGGGACGTGGGACGGCTCGATGAAATCGGCCTGGACCAATAATCCGGCGTGGATCACCTACGGCATCTGCACTGAAGAGCGCTTCGGCCTGGGCAAGCGCATCAAGCCGTTCATGGTCGACAAGTGGGAGCTGTACCGGATTGCCCAGTACTGCGATCAGCTGGTGCCGAACGGTCTGGGCGGTCAGGAACCGCGCTTCCTCTGCGACATGAATCTGCAAGGCAAGGCTGATGCCTGGTCGCTGCTGCGCGATATCTCGGCGATTTACCGGGGCATGACGTACTGGGCGCAGGGGCAACTGGTGATGCAGGCCGACATGCCGCGCGCGCAGGACTTCGACTATGTCTTCACCCGGGCCAACGTCATCAACGGGAAGTTCTCGTACGGCAGCGCATCGGCGAAGACCCGGTACACCCGGGCCCTGGTCAGCTACGACAACCCGGCCAACAACTACGACACCGACGTCATTCCGTTTGCCGACCTGGACCTGCAGCGCCGCTACGGCGACCGGCCGACCGAGCTCAGCGCGATTGGCTGCACCCGGGCCTCCGAGGCGCAGCGCCGTGGCAAGTGGGCGATCCTCAGCAACAATCAGGACCGCACCGTGTCGTTCAAGACCGGCATGGAGGGCGTGATTCCACTGCCGGGCCACATCATCCCAGTGGCGGATTCGTTGCTGGCGGGGCGGGAGGTCGGCGGGCGGATCTCGTCGGCGGCCGGCCGTGTGGTGACTCTCGACCGTGACACCCTGGCCAAGGCCGGTGACCGGTTGATCATCAACCTGCCAGGCGGGCGTGCTGAAGGCCGCACGGTGCAGAGCGTCAACGGACGCGCCGTGACGGTCACGACCAACTACAGCGAGCCACCAGTTGCGCAACTGCAGTGGGCGCTCGACGCCGATGACCTGGCAATCCCGCTGTATCGCGTGTTGCGCACCAAGCGCACAACCGAGGGTGACTTCGAGATCAGCGCGTTGCAGTTCGAACCGAGCAAGTTCGCGCACATCGATACCGGCGCACGCCTGGAAGAGCGCCCGATCAGCGTTATTCCGATCACCGTGGTGCCGCCGCCGGCTAGCGTCACCCTGGCGTCGACGTCGTCGGTGGTGCAAGGACTGGCCGTGGCCACCATGACCATTAGCTGGCCCGCCGTGGATGGCGCAGTCGGCTATGACGTGGAGTGGCGCAAGGACAGCGGCAACTGGATCAAGCTCCAGCGCACGGGCATGACCAACGTGGACGTGGTCGGCATTTACGCCGGCGCCTATGTGGCCCGCGTTCGCGCGGTGAGTGCGTTCGATATCACGTCGATTTGGCGTAACTCGATCCTGACCAACCTCAGCGGTAAGCAGGGTCTGCCGCCGGCGCTGAGTTATCTGACGGCCACGCCGCTTCTGTTCGGCATCTACCTGAAGTGGGGGTTTCCGCCGGGTGCCGAGGACAGCCAGCGGACGGAGATCTGGTATGGCCCGACAACGGTATTGGAGGCTGCCACCAAGCTGACGGATCTTGCCTACCCGCAGAGTGACTTTTCGATGCTCGGCCTGCGCGCTGGCGTGACGTTCTACTTCTGGGGGCGGATCGTCGACAAGATCGGCAACATTGGGCCGTGGTATCCGATCGGCACCGGGGTTCAAGGGCAGTCGAGTGCTGACGCGGCGGCCATTCTGGAAATGATTGCCGGCGAGATCGGCCGCACGGAGCTGGGTCAGGACATCCTCGACGAAATCGACAAGATCCCGGGTTTGCAGGCTCAGATCGATGCGCTGGACGGCCTGAAAGGCTACGACCCGGAGGCCACCTACGAGGAATACGACCAGGTGGTGCAGGGCAAGCGGATCTACCAAGCCACCGGCCCGGTGCCTGTCGAAACTCCGCCGCCGAACCCTCTCTACTGGCTCGACGTGGGCCAGACCGTGGAAACGGCAAATGGCCTGGCTCAGCAGGTGGCGACCAACACCGCCGAGATCACTGAACTCGACGGCGTGGTAACAGCTCAGGCTACGGCCTTTCAGGCGTTGCGCGCTTCGTGGCGCGACGAAGATGGGCAGGGGGATCTGGATGGCGCCATCAAGGAGTGGGGTAGCACGGCCGCCATTGCCAACGAAGACCGAGTCAGGTCATCCGAGAACCTGGCCAGCGCACAAAAGCTCACCACTCTTGATTCCAGGGTTGGTGAAAACGAGGCGAATGTAACTGACCTACGTCAGACGGTCGCCACGGACAAGGAAGCCACGGCGCAGGCTATCACGCAGGTGAGCGTCAAGGTTGGGGAGAACACTGCCGCCATTCAGGAAACAGCCACTGCCTTTGCTGACGTAAACGGCAATCTGAAAACGATGTGGTCCGTGAAGATGCAGGTTTCGGCGAATGGGCAGTACATCGCCGCTGGGATTGGTCTGGGCATCGAGAACGTGAACGGGGTTTTCCAAAGCCAGTTCCTCGTCGCTGCGGATCGGTTCGCCATCGTCAACACCATCGCCGGCGGCGCCATTTCGGTGCCGTTTGCGGTTCAGGGCGGCCAGGTCTTCATGAACTCGGCGTTCATCGCTGACGGAACGATCACCAACGCCAAGATCGGCAGCTACATCAGCTCGACCAACTACATTGCCGGCCAGCAAGGCTGGATTCTCAATAAAGACGGAACGCTGGAAATCAACGGCATCGTGCCCGGTCAGGGTCGGCTGGTGATCAACTCGCTGAACGTCTCTGTCTACGACGCCAACAATGTATTGCGCGTTCGGCTCGGCTATCTGGGGTAATCAATGGCTTTATTCGGGCTTCGTGTCTTTGACGAGAATGGATTTCTCGCCATGGACACCAACAGCTTCACGTATCAGGTGTTGTGGCAGGGCGTGATCGACTTCAGCGGTACCACGCCCAGCTACACACTGAACATTCCGGGCTTCAACCCTGCCAATTGCGTGTTCATGATCATCCCGACGAGGGTACAGGACGTGCAATCCTCTGAAACCGACGGTAGCGGCAACGCAAAATCCTACCCCTATGTCACGACCGCCGTCGGCCAAGTGGTCGTCAGGCCCAAGAACCCTTCAGCGAGCGCTTCGACAGGGCAATCGAGGATTGTCGCCAAGGGCTACGCCATCAGGTACTCCACATGAGTTATGGCTTTCAGAGCATCAATGACAACGCCTTCGTACAAATTGACTCAGAAGCTCCAAGGCTTTGCGTGCTCACGAAGGGCTCATACGCAGGCGTGACCGATGCTTTTGCAACATTTGCGCGGGCGGTGACGAGTCAGGATCCGCCGCTTGTTTTTATTCGACCAGACCAGACCGGTTCGATCCAGGTACCCATTTCGGTTTGGTTCACTGGCGGCCCAGGAAACTGGACCGGTTTCGCCATGAAGGCATCGAACGTGCTGGGCACCTTGAGCGGCCAGTATTTCGTTGCCGCTTGGGCATCAATGGGGACTGCGGCTTATGGGATGCGCCTATGGGATGGTAATGGGGCCCTTGTCTTCGACAGCGGTGCTCCGGCGGTTGTCGTCACCTTTGCTGCCGGAAACTGGACATACCTCGGCAGCGAGGTTTTGACAGCAGGTCGGCGCTACATCTGGGGCATATCAAAGGCCCTGGGCGCCGGTGAGTTTGTTTCGCTCAATCCCTTCTCAATGAATTGCCACAACGATGCAACGGGCGGCGGCTGTGCGCTTGGTGTCGATTACGCCGGCGGCCGGATCATGATGTACAGCCTGGCAACCACGGCTTGGACTGATCAAGGCCATCGGCCATTCCTCTGCGCCAAACTGCTGGCCTGAGCTTCAACCTTTTTTGGAGATCTTCAATGCCCTGGTACAAGTCCGGGACGGTTTCTGTCGTCCAAAATTCCAATGCGGTGATTGGCGCAGGCACTGCGTTCATTGCCAACGCCAGAGTCGGTGATGCCTTTCGCGGTCCAGATGGTGGCTGGTACGAAGTGACCAACATCGCCAGCGACACCGCGCTTTCAATCGCACCGGTCTATCAGGGAGCGACCAATTCATCCGGGGTCTACGCGCTGGCCCCGATGCAGGGTTACGTCAAAGATTCTGCCGATGCTCTGCGTGCGCTGGTCAACCAATTCGGCGGCGTGATGGCTGTACTGGGTCAGACTCCAACGCAGGCCGGCGTGCGCACGGCTTTGAACTTGACCAATACTGATGGACTTCCGGAGGGGACGACCAACAAGTACATGACCGCCGCGGGGGTTCGCGGCACTACCTTGACCGGCCTCGATCTCACGGTGAAGACGCCTGTCGTCGCGACCGATACGATACTGGCGGCCATCGGTAAACTTCAGGCGTCGAAGGCTGATACATCAAGCCTTAACAGCGTGATTGATACGGCTCTGATTTCTGGTTTGATCCCATCGAGACCAGCACCAACCTCTCTCACGTTCTCGACAGGGACCGCCTACATCCCGGGGCTCGGTCGTCGAGTCACGGTGAGCTCTGACATCACCTTGAGTGGCTTGGCGCTGCCCGCGTCTGTTTGGCATTACGCCTACCTGTACGAGAACGCAGGTGCCGCCGCTGTCGAGCTGGTCACAACCGCGCCATCCGCGCCTTACATGGGTACCGCCAGAACGAAAACGGGTGACACATCGCGGCGATTCATCGGCGCATTCCGGTCTGGTACAAACGGCGGCGTTTTGGGCTTCGCCATGGGCAGCGACGGAGTTCTCAACTATCGAGACAACCTGATCGCAGCACCATACCGGGTTCTTTCAAACGGAGCGGCTACTGCCCCGACCACTATCGTCACTTCGGCAATCGTGCCGATCAACGTGACGAAAACCGTTCGCTTGAACATGAACAACAACGGCACCCCTGTGGCAAGCCTCGCCCCCGGCAACTTCAACGTAACCACGGTCGGGTCAGAACCAGGCGGGAAAGTGTCCTGTGACACGACCCTGGATGAATCGGGGAACCTCTGGTACTTCAACTCCGGTACCGGCGGATCGCTTTCAATCGATATTACCGGCTATGGGATGGACAGATGATGCCTTACGCAATCACAAGCTACGGCTGGCGGGCTGTAGGCGACGACTTTACCGAGGCCGATCTGGCCGAAGGCGAAAGCCTTGTCGATGAAATTCCCCAGTCACTGATCGATGCAATCGCTGAGCAGGAGTTGCTTCGAGAAACGACGGCGGACCTCAACGCGCGAACCCGGCTGGCAACTGCCCAGGTAACAGCACTGCAAGGCCGGGTCGATGCAATCAACGACGCCATCGACGGCGATTACGCCTTGCCGGAGGAGGTCGAAGAAAAGCCGCTTCGCGTGGCGATGTTGGCCGAATGGAAAAAGTACCGCGTGTTTCTCGGGCGAGTCACGGGCCAGCCTATCTGGCCAACTGCACCGGCATGGCCAGAACAACCGGCGCTCTATAACGATGAAACCACGGTAGCTCGGGCGTAAAGCGCGCCGAACCCAACAAATGATCAGCCCGCCGTCGAGCGGGTATTTTTTTGCCTGGAGAAAAGAATGACCGTCACTGAAAAAGACCGCGACGTCCTTGCTCGCACGCTGTGGGGCGAGGCGCGCGGCGAGAGTCTGGCCGGCAAGATTGCCGTGGCCTGGACGATTCGCAATCGCGTGTTCGACGGCAAGACCAATTCATGGTGGGGGGAGGGCTACGCCGGCGTGTGCCAGAAGCCCTACCAGTTCAGCTGCTGGAACAAGGGGGACCCGAACTATCTATTCCTGAGTGGCGCGCGGGAGATCCCTTTCCGCGAACTGGCGCAGTGCCGGATTGCTGCTGACCAGGTAATCGACGGCAAGGTGCCTGATCCCACCGGCGGCGCCACGCACTACTACGCGCGCAGCATGAAGGCGGCGCCAGGGTGGGCGGCCAAGGCGAAGCAGACGCTGTTGCTCGGTGGCCACGTCTTCTTCCGGGATGTGCCGTGATGGTCGTGCCGTGGCGAGTTGTCGGCGCGGTAGTGCTGGCGCTCGCCGGCGCTGCCTTGGCTTGGCAGGTTCAGGACTGGCGATTCGGCAAACAGCTGGCCGAGCAGTCCAGGCTGCACACCGAAACCCTTAATCAGCTGACCATGGCCGCCGCCACCGCGCAGCAGGCCGAGCAGGACAATCGGCTGGCGCTCGAGCAGCGGCTGGCGGCCAGTGACAAAACCCACTCCGAGAAAATGACCAATGCTCAAAAAGCCCAGGCTCTCTTGCGCGATCGTCTTGCCACTTCTGATCTGCGGCTGTCAGTCCTCCTCGACGCGGGTTCAACCGGTGGCTGCCCAGTGCCTGCCTCCGCCGGCGCCGGCGGCGTGGATCATGCAGCCGTACGCGCCAGACTTGACCCAGCGCATGCTCAACGAATTGTCGCCATCACCGACGAAGGCGACCGTGGACTGATTGCGCTGCAGGCGTGTCAGGCCTATATCCGCGCGCTGACCGGTGGCTCAGAGCCACAGTTGCGACCTGATCGACCTTGACCCATGATTTAGATTCCTTTTGATGAAGCGGTGCCATGGACAAGCAGCTGGCTGCATACTCAATAGTACTGACGATCATCTGGGTATCAGCGGTAATCGCTGTGATGTATTGGATGTCGAGCTGAATGTAATGGTGAGCGATATGGAAGGCGTGGTGCTGGGCGAGAAGATGCAGCGAGAGGCGGACCGGCTGCTGGCGCAGATTGTCCGTGCTGATTCGATGATCATCGCTGTGAAGGCGGGAGCACGGGCAGATGGCTTCGTGCTTGGCTTGGAAACCGGAGGTGCTTTGCGCGCCGGCGATGCTGAAAATCTGTACATCATTTTTGAAGCCGCGCTGGTGGAGCGCCTGAAAACGCTGACGAAGGGCTGATCAATCGACCGGTTCGATCAGGCCCGGGCCTTGGTTTCGGACATTTCCCACGGCCCGGTCAACTTTAAACCACTCAAACACCTCAGTCGGCTCGCCCTGGTGCAGCACCATTTGCTCAGCGCGATCTTTCGGTGTGGCCGGGTCCAACCATTCTCTGGCCAGCTCCGGCGATAGAGCGACCGGTCGCCGGTCGTGGATGTCGACCATGCCGCCGGCACTGTCAGCGGTGATGATGACAAAGCCGTCATGCTCGCTTGGATCATGCTCATCGTTCGGATACTGGCCGATCGCGGCGCAGAGGATTGGCGACTGATCCCGATGCCGGATCAGGTACGGCTGCTTCTTCGGGCCACCCTCGTCAACCCACTCGAACCAGTTGTTGATCGCGATGATCGCCCGGTGCGGCCAGATCGCGCGGAAGAATGGACCGTGGGCGACTTTCTCGACCCTGGCGTTGATCGGTGCGGCTCGATCCTTGGCCCAGTGCGGGCGCCATCCCCAGCGGACCATGTCGGCGTGCAGGAACTCACCTTCCTGATGGAAGAGGGCAAGCTGGGCAGTCGGCGCGGCGTTGTACCGCCCGAGAGGCTGTTCGCCTATTGAGTTGATCAGGGCGTTCGGAATGCTGAGCGCTGCCACGAAGTCGTGAATGCCGCTGTACTGGGAGAGTCGTCCGCACATTGCCAGATCCTCGCATGAGCTTTCAGCGTAGACCTGCTGGCGCCGGCTTTGTCACAAAACCTTTTCCGGCGCAGGTCTGGCAGTCATCGCGCGCGCCAAATCGGTCAAGGCACAAAGGGCAGGTGCAGAACGCCGCTGATTCAATGTGTGGTCGCACCTTTTCAAAAGTACGCAGATCGCGCTCTTCCTTTGCGACTTGGCCAGCATCAACCAGCGCACGGTAAGTGTCTGGGTCGTCGATGGGTCTGTAGTCGACGCCACCGATTACTCGCTCAGTTTCGACCAACTGATATTGCTGCCCGTACATGGCCAGGATCAGCCCGGAAATTTTGCCAATGTTCCTGGAGAGCCCCAGGTTGAGATGTACGCCTTCTGGACCAGAGTAAACCTTCCCGTCGTACGCGAATGACGCGTCTCGCGGCGCGGTAGATGCGAAGTTGAATATGGATCTGCTGATGGTGCCCAGCAGCTTTCCGTTGTCGATCTGCACGACTTTGTAGGTCGACGCGCCGCGGTAATGGCCCGGCGAATTCTGCAGCTCCTCGACGGCGTGCCAGTAAGCAGCGTCGGCCATTTCGTTCATGTCGAACTTTTCAAGGTGGTCGATCAGGCCCTCCGCTTGCAGCGCCGCTGACATCTCATGAAGGGTTTCGCGGTGCCCCTCTGGGTTTTGCATGCGGAAATCTTGATCATCGAGAGTTGAGCGCCATCGCTGGAGTCGGAGGGCTTTCGCCTGGTCGAAATTCATGGGAACGGATTCACTGTACAAATGCTGTATGCATGTACAGTAATAGAGTCGCGCAGGGTGGGCGAGGGTGAGGCGACGAGCTGTAGGATTGGGGATTGTGATCGGTCGGCAGAACGCCGGTGATGGATGCGCAAAACCTCCCTTGGAGGCCGCGTATTTTCGTTTGCATAAGCACAAAAAAATGGATGTTTTGCAACCGGTGAAACTGGCTATATTCCTTTTAAATCAATAGATTGCGGTTCTTCACGCCCCAGCATGGGGTGCTAGGGGTCGAGTGTTCGAATCACTCCGTCCCGACCATTATTCCTGAGTAAAATCAGACACTTAAGCCGATCACCTGGA